ATTCTTCTCTCATCCCAAACTATGTTATATCTATCTTCAGTAGAATAGAGAATTTCATAATGTTTAGGATGTTTTATCTGTACAAGATTAATGTCACCATCTTCAATAAACTGATTAGGAAGACGATGATCATAAACTATTGTACCATCTCCACTCTCTCCCAGCACAATATCATCTAGTCCATGGAATTTTTTGTATACTTCTCCAAACATGTGTGGACTAGTTATAGTTAAACATGTTACACCGTATATCCTATGTTTGATATTATATATAGATTGTTTTAAAGCAGCCTTTAAAAAAGCATTGTCTTTAGGAGTAATTATAAATGCATTATATAAACTCTGAATAAGGGGATTGTCTCCAGCAGTATCTTTAACATATACATAAGTGTAATGTTTAATTATATCAGCAAGTGGTACAAGAGTTTGCATACTAAAGTCCATATACACCCCTCCATATGTGGTTAAAACAACATATCTAAACATGTCTGTTTTAAATGCTTCTGGAACTATTATATTATAAGCATACAATAACTCATTATCATTTTGATCTGTTATAAACTGTAATCTATCTTCTCTACTGAAGTAGAATAATTCATAGTCAGGGTTATTCTCTAACTGTGTAGTGTATATCTCAGCTATTTCAGGATGTAAATCTTCTAGAGAATCATTACCTGCTCTGAATATCCATTTAGGTATTCCTGGTTGATCCCAAGTTCTTCCTTTTAAATCTTTGTAAGTTTGTATCATTGTTGGTTATAATGTGATATCAAATACTATTGTTGCTGAGCTTTTAATACTTTTAGACAGATCTAGATGGATCTGTAAGAGGTTATGAAACTTCAATAGCTCTTCTAGCAGCATATCATTATACCTAGGTATAGACGGTGCTAGTCTAAAGTGGTAGGAATTAGGATTCCTAGTGATTTCTAATGTGGCTAACTCGTCCACAGAATCTATAATTCCCTGTAGGTGAGCAAAATAAGCAAGTTCGTTATCTTGCATCACCTCAGGAAAGAATTTCTTGTTAATTTGCATTAAGACAAGGTTAATAAGTATTTAGTTTTTGCTGCTTCACCGCTTAGAGCATCTGCTAAATTAGCAATATCATGATAGCTATTTGATTCAGCATAGCTTTTCAATGAAGATGCAAAAGATAAAAGCTTTGACACACATTCATCCCCTGTACAATTTGTAAGAGGTTCTATCTTGTATGGAGCAGGACGTTTGCCTGTATAGCCCATAAGCTTCTCAATAACACCATCTTTGAAATCCTGTACATAATCGTACAATCCTCCTAGAGCTTGGTGCTCAGCATAACTCTTTGTTTGCCAATGAGTTAAATGTAGTTGCTCATGGAAATATGTAAGCTTCCCAGCTATTGTTTCCAAGTTTAGTTCTCCTGATTTCATCATCTCATCAGGGAATAATGATTTTGCCATAGTTTTTAATTATATTATTTATCCACAAGAAACACATTCACCAGGAGCTCCACCTGCACCTTGGATTATTGAATCACTAATTTTACTAAATAATCTTGAAAATCCACCATAGATTACATAAAATGTTGAAGGGAACATTGAGAAATCACCTTGTAATTCAACAACTAGATCACATATGTTACTACCAGTAGCAAATGATACTGTTGCAAAAGTACTAGGTGTTCCACAAGATTCTGAAGTTGTTCCTACATTTATAGTTGCTATAGTAGTGGTAGTTGTAGTAGTTGTTGTACTTCCACAAGGTGTTCCATTAGATGTAACAACTGCATTAGATACAGTGTATAAAATATTGTTTATAGATATATAAGTTGCATTAAAAGAAGCAACAGTAGTTAAAGAAGCATCTGAATATATAATTGTTCCTGTTGTAATTACACTAGAATTAGTATAATAAACTCCTGTTGAATAAGGGTTTTCACATGCTCCAAATTCAGTATAACCAAGATTGATAATATGTGCAGTTGGTGTAACACCACCTTGCGTAGTGGTAGTGGTAGTTGTAGGTGTTCCGTTACAACACTCGTTTGCATTGATTTCCACCCAATTACCTACAGCAGGTTTGAATCTTTGTAGAATTGGACCACCAGCTATCACTCTACCTGTACCATCATAGCGTACGTACGCTTTTAATTTATTTTGATTTGCCATTTTTATTTAATTTTAAAGTGCAGTTGTGGTTGTTGTTGTTGTTGGACAAGGTCCTACTAATATAGCTAAACTAGATTGATTAATTTGATAATAGTACCCTGCTGTAGAAATATACAATCCAACTTGAGTGAACGGATTAGTAAGAGCTGCATCTTGATACACCATATTTCCGTTAATAACAGAAGTTGCTGTATAGAATACATTAAAACCTTGTTCACAAGCACTTAATAAATCTGAAGTTACTCTACCAACCCACGCTGTAGGTGTAACACCACCACCACCTTGTGTGGTTGTTGTTGTTGTAGATGAAGGAATGTAATTACAACATTCGTATGCTTGAATTTCATGCCATTTACCCACCTTAGGTTTATTTTTCCTAAGGATTAAGCTACCAGCAACGATTCTTCCGCTTCCATCGAAGCGAACAAAGGCTCTTAAGTCTCTCTTATTACTCATAATAATCGTTTTTGTTAATATAATAATTTGTATTTTTCTCTTAATTCCATCAGTTGTGATGTATAATAGTGTGTACAGAACTTCTGACTAATCTCACTATTCATAACTTCTTGTAAATGAGGATCATTGAAAGGATCTTGTCCTGTGTGATACTTTCCTTTATAGAAAGCAGGATACCCATTGGCTTGATCACCAACAATTCCTGCATTATGTAGGAGTCCCATTCTCTTTATTTTCTCAATTGGATCAGAAGACCAAGCAAAATCCATTTCAGGAATAATCTTTGCTTCTTGTTTCCTATACCAAATAGCCCAGAGAACAGCCCACATATCAGCACACCAACTTTGAAAGCCTTTATCTTCATTCTCAAAGAATTCTCTATTTACGTTTAGCAAATGTGTTCTAATTACCAAACAATCTTGCAACACCTTATCCCAGAAATCACTGTCGATGTTCTTTAATAGGTATTGAGCTCCTCCTGAATGTAAATTATTAGCTTCAGCTATCTCTCTAGTTATGCCTGTAAACTCTGCTGTTTCAGCTAGAATGTCTCTAGTTTTGTACAACTCAAGCTTTTCAGGCTTTACATCTCTAATCTTACTATCAAAATATGAAGCGTTGATATAACTGTTTGTATCAGATACATAGTTTATATCATCATCCAGATAAGCATCTATGTTTAGATTCTCTGTAAACACTACGTCTGAATCACAATACATAACAGCTTTATCTTTCATCCCTGGATTCTCTTCAAAATATCTTCTCAGACAATAAGGACGCAACACAGGAATATAAACTCCTAACATGTTACTAATCTGGTGCTCATCTTTGTAGAACACAAATTCAGCTTCTGGATAGAGGTCTATCACTTGCTGCCATTTGGTATTCTTTTCCCTATAACTAGGAATGAATATAAGCACAATTGCTTTGTCTGAATGTCCAATTTTCCTTAAGCTCTCTATCCATAAATGTACCTGCCATGTGTAATAGGTATCATCTGGTTGAGCACAGATAAATCTTAGATCCTTCATATATGTAGTTTTGTTGGTTTTATTTAATTATAAATATATAATTAAGGTACAATGTTAATAACAGTTCCGTTTCTCCATAACGCACCACTTGGTAAACCAGCAGAACTTGTAGGTAATCCGTTGAAAATAACATTTCCACTGTTAGTTAATGTATATGGAGTAAAGGATCCACCAATAGTAACTAATAAATTTGCATCATCTACAAAAACACCACTTGTTGTTAATTTTCCTGTTCCATCTCCATTAGCCAAATAATTAGTACCTACATTAATAATCTGTGTACCATTGTTTGATAAAATACCACTTAAATCTATGTCCCCTTGAACGTTTACTTTTTTTGTTTGACCATAGTTTGAACCAATACGAATGTTACCTGAAACTTGTGTAATAACACTATTTGTAACATTTGTACTTGCATTGAATAAAGGAACAGTATTTGTAGTACCACCACCTGTAACACCACCTGCTAAATCAGCAATATCTTGTGCTGTTGTTTTTACTGTAGAACTACCTTGAACTACAGGAATTTCTTCTGCACCAGTTAATGCAGAACCTGCTGTCAGTTGACTAATTTTTACGTTTGCCATTTTTATATTTTTATTCTATAATTAAATTATCACCACCCTCTGTTATGATGGGGTCACTACCCTCTGTTGTTATAAAATCACCAGGAGCACTGGTGGTTGTAGTTGTTGTTGTAGGACAAATATAAGGTGAACATGCAGGTAAATCACCAAGATTATATATTGCAGAGATAATACCAGTTGTTAATGTAAACACTTTTGCATTTAAATAAGGACCGCCTAAATCATATATATAAGTACCACTAAATGTAACAGGAGGATTTCCAGGAGTTGTATTATATATTTGTGTTCCTACATTAAATCCTGCAGATGTATAGTATAAGAATGAACTTCCGCCATAGCTAGGACTACCACTATTAAATACTTCAATCCAATCACATTTTACTTCAGCTGGTGTTTTTGTTGACCAATCTGTACCTACTCCACATATTACACCATTACTATATAAATTTATTGGTTGAAAAGAATCTGTTGTGGTGGTGGTTGTTGTAGGTGTAGCAGTTGTTGTTGTACTAGTTGTAGAGGTTGTTGTACTTGTAGAAGTTGTAGTAGATGTACTTGTAGATGTGGTGGTGGTGCTTGGGTTACAAGACTCACAAGGCTTTATGAAATAAACCTCTTTCCAATTACCATCCTGAGGAGCATCATGTTGAAGAATCAAACTACCAGCTACATATTTGTTGCTGTTATTTTGACCACCTATTTTATTTATATATCTAACAAATGCACGTAGTTTATAGTTGGGAGGGGTGGTTGTAACAAGAACGTCACTAATAGCTACCCAGTCACCCACCTTAGGTTTAACTGAAGTTACTATTGGTCCACCTGGAACAATCCTTCCCTTATTATCATATCTTATGTAAGCAGTTAAACTCATATCTTTTTATTAAACAGTAGTCGTAGTAGTAGTGGTAGGAGGAACAGTTGTAGTAGTGGTAGTTGTACCATTGTTATACATAACACGTGTCAGAGTCTCTAATTGCTTAGATATCTGCCAAAGCAAGTTACTTTTTGTACTCCAACCTATTTGTCTAGAAGGTATTGCCATTATTAATAAATTTTATCCTACTTGATTTACTGTTACAATTAATCCAGGAATAGCAGGGATATTTCCTGTAGCTACAGCTGATGTCATTACTACTGCATTATCTTGATTACTATTTATTTCCCACTTAAGCTGTACATATTCATTAGCCACTGTTGTTTTAACAAAAAAGTTCCATGCTGGTACAACATATACAGAATTAGATGGGAAACTTATTTGAGAAGCACTAGTTGGTATAGATGTACCATTTTGTGCTAACCAAATATGAATGTGTGTAGCAGTGTTACCAGTATTTTTTACCATCTGAGCACTAAACGCTATGCTATATACACCAGGATTAGCTATAGTTATTCTATTACCAGAAACAATTGAAACACCGTTGTTCCAAGAATCTGAATTATTAAGACCCATTGTAAGAACACTATTAGCAACACCTGTTTGATTTGTAGTGTCATAGAAAGATCCTAGATAACCAAACCCACCAGCTGCACCCTGAATTCCTTGAATACCCTGCACACCTTGTATACCTTGCTCTCCTTGAACACCTTGATCACCTTGGATGCCTTGATCACCTTGAGGTCCTTTTATATCACCAGCATCAAACCATACAGTTCCATTCCAAGTCATCAATGATCCATCAGATAATAAAATCCATGCATCACCAATGTTAGCACCTGGTAAACTTCCTGCTCCTGCATTAAATGCAGCAAGATCAGCATAAGATCCAAGAAGAGTTACAGAATTACCTGCACTTCCTTGAGCTCCAGTTTCACCTTGCACACCTTGTATTCCTTGTATTCCTTGTGGACCCTGAGGACCAATAGGTCCTTGAGGACCTACAATACCACCACCTCCACTATTATATGTCACTCCTGTAAGAGCTTCTAATTGTTTAGAAATCTGCCACAAAAGATTCTCTTCTGTGCCCCAGCCTATCTGTCTACTTGGTATTGCCATGATTGTGAAAATTAATATTCAAAGATATGTTGTTTTTTACTATAACCAATGAGCATCAATAATTTACAATAACTAAATTGATTAATTGATTTCTAACTAAATTGATTAGAGTTTAGAAATATCTATATGTTGGTAGTAATACTACTTACCTTGACCTTTATATTTCTTTACTGGTTTGTCTTTTGGACCTTTGGATTTTGAAGCTTTACCGCCTTTACGTTTTCCAAATGTGAGTTTTTGTGAGGATGATCCTCCTTTAGCCTTTGCCATGTTGATTGTTTTATCTTTTTATAGTGAAGAATTGTAATACTATAACACCAATTAGTACCATCTTTTGAGTGAATTCCCATTTATTATTGTCTTTAGGAATAGGAATACGCATATTTAATCTTTCATCATATCTCACTCTATACTGATTTGTAACTGTATACAAGCTATCATATGTTGTTTTTTCCTTATTTATAATGCTATCTTTTTTATAACCAGATGTTCTTAGTGAATCAATTGTAGTTTTATTAGATTGAAAATTATCATTTATAGTGGTTGCCTGCTTTAAAGTCATTATCACTACAGAATCATTTCCTATCTTCTTAACGATCGGATACTGGCAATAGGTTAAATTTGACACCAGTGTCAGCAAGATTACTATCAAGTTTACTTTTAGCATTGCTTAATTCAGATTTTAATGAGCTAACCTCTGCCTTTAATGATACAATTTGGCTAACTGCTTGGTTTACTATTTTTGTTTGTGCTTTGGCAGCACCTTCTTGTACAGCTGCACCATTTTTATTATTTTCTGAAACTTTGTTAAGTAGGGACTCAAGCTCTTTATCTTCTTTAACTGTTTCATCAGCGTGCTGAGCTGTGGTATATTGACATCCATATAGACTTATTAATATTAAAAATGTTAATACTCTCATTAGTTTAACTTTTTTATAGCTCCTAATTGTTGTAATGTTTGTAACTGGGTGGTAGTCACAGCTTTAGTGCTGTCACTAACTCTTAGTGCTTCCTGCACCTTATCTAATCTACCTTCCACCTTATCAATACGTACATTCTGAGAAGTTGCCTGCTCTTTGAATGTTGTACGCACATCTATATATAGGTATGAAATAGCAATGAGTACTAGGAAGAGTGTACCCACTATTGGGTTCTTAGCAAACTCCTTAAAACTTATAGGTAAAGGATTTGCTGAAATGTTTGTTTCTTTTTTTGCTGCCATTATTTTCTTTTTAAATCTTGTATAAATTCATCTCTTTGAGCCATTAGATATTTTTCTCTGTCTAATAGTCTTTGTCTTTCATCTTCAGTTAACTTCAGGATTAGTTCTTCTTTTGACTTAATCATCTGTTTATACTCGTTCATCTGAGATGTAAATAAACTATTCTGATAATACATAATACCAACTAGGATCAATATTGTAAAGGACTGCTCCTTTAGTTTATTCATAAACTCTTGACCATAGTTCATTATATTTTATTTTAATAGGTTATTGTATTCATTGAAATGCTTGATACGATCAGCAAGACCAATTGTACCACCATTTACACGCTTAGTCACCTTAGTTACTACAGCATCTGTAGCCCCCTCATCAGCAATCTTATGTAAACCATTCTTATGGAAGAACCAAGCTGCAGATAATAAAGGATACTTTGTAGCTACTAAATCAGGAGTGGCTAGGATATCATCCTCTACAGATTTATCAAAAGCTGTGTAGTTATCCTTTCCAGTTAGCTGAATGTAACCACGTCCTCTGAACTTCCAACCCTCACCAGATGCTTCTAAACCATTACCCATACGACCACCATACACCTTGTTAGCAATCTTTTCTGGCTGACGAGCATATGCATTAGCTAATGCTTCTGTAGGAAAGTATTTCTTAAAAGTGGTCATAAGACCTTTAGCCCCATAGTTTAGATTCTCTGAAACAGCTTTGAATCCACCTGATTCATGACCACACTGAGCCAAGAAATGAGCTAGTCTTAAAGGAGTATTGATTTCAAACTTAGTTTGTACATCAGGAATCTGAGCAATCACTGTGTCAGGAATGTGTCCTTTTAATTTTTCTAAATTCATTTTTTATTTTTTGATTTTCCAAAATAACTGAAAGCCATAGTTTATTTGACCTTCAACGTCTGTACCAACCATCACACTATAAATCTGATCCTTCTTAGTCTTAAGAAGTAATCCAAGATTTACATTTTCAACACCTGATGTCTTGTCACCAATTACACCACCACCCATATATAATTGATTCTTAAGGGGTGCGTACTTAGTAATGGTTGTAGTTGTATGAATAGTAGGTATCTTATAGTTGTATTTATAAGATCTATTCTGTAAGTTGTTTTTCTGTAATGTATCAGCTATAGCTACATATCCTAAGGTGTCCAGCTTCAATGTATCAGCATAGATGTTCTTTGCCAGGTAGGCAACAACTAATGAATCATATTGTTCTTTGAGCCTAGGATAGGATGTATCAGCTATATACTCTGGAGGAGTTTGAATAGTTTCATATATTGTCTCCTTAACCTTTAACTTCTTGATAATCAATGAGTCATGCACTTGCCATGTTGTATCATGTACAGTGACCACCTCAGGTTGTTTATCTTTTATATATGTACAACCATCTTTTTGGAAAAGTATGATTGCCATTAAAACAGCAATTACAAAAATAAGTAATCTATTCATTATCTTCAGTTTGGTTCTTCTTGTTTATAAACTTGTCCACGGAAGCAATTCCAAAACAAGCTATAGTCAAGATTTTAAATGAGTCATATATGAACTCATTTACTAACAATGGTTTATTCATAGCTCCTGTAACAATATCTGTTATAGCAAATATTATCATAATTACAAAAGAAGCAAAGCCAATTACAGCTTTCTCATTGATTGAGTTGCTGTCATCAAATAGATCAGAAAAGAATTTCTTCATGTTTTTCGTTTTTAATTGTTTTTCTATTGTTAGGTAGGATGGCATAGCTTGTTAATTCCAAGTCTGCACTTGGTAAATCAACAGGAATAGAAGCTGTCTTCTTATAGATGAGCCTCTCTAGATTGTCTATACGTGTCTTGTCTATATTAGACCGAGCCATGAGGGCTTTTACATCAGCTTTGATTTCACTGACATCATTCCAAATCATCATAGCTAGTATTGATACTAAGCTAGGGAAAATCCAAACTTTGAAATTTTCAATAGGTTGTTTCATTTTGTTTCACAAATGACAATAGCATGCTCTTCCCTTATAAGGAAAACATGCTATTTAGTTTTAAAATTGGAGTTTTATTTCTATGCTTTCAGAGAAGCAATTATCTTGTCAACGTTAAAGATTTCATCTTCACTGTTGTAAGGAAACTCTAATAGGTTTCCTACTATGTCAAACTTCTGGAAGTATGCACTACGAAGTTCTGGTTTCTTTGTGTGTGGATTAGCTAGGATGTTATCATGTATATCATAACCAAACACTGTAGGAGTGTTAGCTATCCATAACACTGTAGAAGGTTTATTGAGTCCAGCTGCTGCGTGTTGTACAAAGCTGTCCATTAGTAATCTCTTTTCGCTTAGCTCTATTAATACAGCCAAAGCTCTAAAGTTATCTGTTATAGGTATTGTCCCAGCAAAAGCTGTTTGATCTTCTCTTCTTACATGGACAACATTGTAGTCTTTTACAAACTCCTCTATAACACTTGATACAATATTAGCTGGAATGTCTCTAGCCCATGAGTATTTCTGTTCTTGCTGAGGTCCACCACCATTTGTCTGTAATAACAAAATAGGTTTGTCAGATGCAAACTTAGCACTAAAGAACTGACGCTCTCTATCTGTTAAGTATATTTGTGGGTTTACACTATCAGGAACAGGTAAACCAAATATTCTAGTCCATGTATAGCTAAGATGTTCATCCTGTCTAACATAGTTTGTATCTACATAAGGATCATGTGCAAGCACAATGAAGTCCTTATTCTCTATATAATCCTGATAGAAATAAGCGGTTTGACCAAAGGCAAATGATCTATGAACATAAGGATTGTTCATAAACACCTCAGGAAAACCACTAACTACAATCAGTTGATCATCAGGATATTGGTTATGTAACACCTCACAAATAGATGTAGCAAGGATGCATTTACCAATACCTCCATTAATCTGGAAAATGATGTTCATAATTATAACTCTTCGTCTACTTCTTCTTGAAAAGGAACACCAGTTACCCAGTCCTTTAAGAATAAAAATTGCTCTAATCCTTGTGGGTTAGTAATAGCAATCTTTTCAAACACAACCTCTTGATTATCAAGCTCTTGTAATTGCTTGTTCAAGATTTTAATATTCTGTTTGCTGAATCTGTAGTTACCTTTTTCATCTAGTAAGAGAATGTCCTTCTCATCTACAGATGCATTATCAATCCTTAGCTCATTAGCCTTGTCTTGATACTCTTGAAGACTAGGTTTTAACTTGTCATAGATCTTAATAAGCTTCTTCTGCACCTTAGTTTCCTCATTAGTAATGACTGACTGTAAGATGCTGCTTAGCAATTTTAAATCTGAATACTTCATAAAGTTGGTTGTTTTAGCGGCAAATATATGGTAATTCTTTTAAACTACCAAATTTTTGTTATGTGAATTAAGAGGTTGTAGGTGGAACATATTCACCTGTAATAGTCAACTTAAGTTGTGCTGCTGCCCAATTGTATGCCCATTCATTAGCATCTGTAGCAGCATCCCAATCTAGGTAGTCTTGTCCTGAAATACTTAATGAACTATTTACCAATGTGTTAAACATAGGATACATAGGTCCAGGTGTTGGAGGTGTTGGGGTTGTTACAACCTCATTTAATTGATATTGAAAGTTAGCATTTGTTGATAAGTTATCATAGTTAGATGTTAACACAAACACTGTTGCTTGTTTCTCTTCGCCATTTTGCCAAGAAGTAACTGGTTGAATTGTTTTTGCCATTATATTAGGGTTTTAAATTTTATTTTTAAATTCTTCTTTTGCTACTAGAAACTCTTCTTCTGTTATTTCAGTTCTTTGATGGTCATTACTTTCTAAACATAATTTTACAAAAGCTGAATCCTCAATACCTTTTTTATACAACACTCTACCAAGCTTTGTAGCAAGAACTTCATACTCAAATGTTTCTGTGTTTAATTTTGAATGGTAGATTTCTTCCACCTTATAATATTTTATCATATAAATTAACCTATTGCTTGACACACGTAGTCACATACTGGACTACTAGGTCCTATTTGATTAAAAATTTGTCCATAGATAGTTCCGTATCCATAGTATCCTGTTACTAAAAATACATATCCACTAGCATCAGGATAGTATCTGCCAATATCTAACGGACTAGTTGATGACAGTAAACCATCAGGAGGACTGTATGATGATTCATAACAAACATTATCATAGCAGATAGCAGTTGCTACATAATAACTATAATATTGTGGAAGAGGACTATACCCATAGAACTCACTAATAGCATCAGGAGGACTAAACCCAGCCAAAGAGCTGAGTGTTCTTAAGCTACCTGAAGCACTTCCCAATTCTGTGCGTATAGCTCCAATTCCTAAAGGTCCACTAACTGGTAAGGCCATCGATTATAGATTTAAGGTCTTCAATTTGTTTCTGCTGTTCTTTGATAGCTTCAATAAGTACACCTACCATATTACCATATTTAACACCATACTCATCTACATCTGCTGCATAATTTACAGCTTCTGGTAACACTTCATCTACTTCTTGTGCAATAACTCCAAGTTGTCTACCTTTATTTTCTTCACCAATCTTATTGTAAAATACACCACGAAGACTTGTAACTTTCTGAAGAGCGTTTTCTATAGTTTCAACATTTGTCTTTTTTCTACGGTCAGAATAAGCAACCACATCGCCAGTTGCATAAATACCGCCCTCAACATATAATCTATATGAAGAAGAAGTGGTAGATGTACCTATACCCATTCTACCAGTAGCGTATGGAGAATAAAATATCCACCCATATCCTAAATCATGCACACCTATATCGGTAGACTCTCTACCCATAAATGCAAATTGTGTTCCAACACCATAACCCAACCAACCGTTTCTTCCAGAACCATAGGTATTAACATTACCATAAGGATTACCTTCTGCATCTGGAGAACGAAGTCCTCTACCATAAGAACTCCAATATAATCCTCCACCTCCATTTACATAAAACCAATCATTAGTAGTAACGGAAGAAACAGATTCCCAGCTACCATTATCATTAGACCAAGCACCCCATGCTCCAGCTTGAGTTAAGAAACCAATACGGTTTGAATTACAATGTATTTCACGTTGACCTTCATCAGTATCATTCATGTATATGGAGCTTGATGTACCTGCTCCATTTACAGTTAAATAACCATATACTTGAGCATTACCATTAGAATATGTTCTAAAAGCCCAACTTCTTCCATTAGTTAAAAATCCAATAGTATTATCATTTTCAGCATATACATACCCACGAGTAGTTCCAGCAGTTTCAAATCTTAAAGCAGTATTTGAACTATTACCTGAATATATTCTAAAATCAGAGTTACTTGCTGGCATTAAATGCCATCCATTACCAGGCCAATGTAATCCTGTACTAGTATCTTGATGATATGCCCAACCAGAGTTTCTTGTACCATCACTACCACCCCATAACCTATCACCACCACCCCAACGTAAATAAGCAGTAGTACTATCTATAAGGAAATTTCTAACACCAGCAACATCCCCATATATTTGCATATTACCACCATCCATATACCACTGAGCATATGATGATGAACCATTAAAAGATTGCAGTCTTAACTTCCTTGTGGATGTACTATTACCAACAGCTTCTTGATAACTGCCTCCTCCATCTTTCCAATGTGTTGTATACACACCTGAACCTGTAGTTCCTACATATAAAGGACCACTAAGTTCGCCACCAGAAAGAGGTAGAGCATATGAGCTATAGTTGCTAGAATGTAATACATCTACATAAGAAGAATATGGAGAAGAAGAGCCAAATGACTGCTGCCAGATTCTCATTCCAAATCCACTCTTAAGGAATGTCACAAGATTATCACTTCCTCCTGACCCATCACCATATGAACGAAGATGTAAGTAGTCAGCGTATGGAGCACTATTATTATTAGCCCACGATGTAAAACCAAATCCCATTCTATAGGATGTCATAGTTGAAGGAGAGATAGTTCTTACATCCCAAGTCTGAATAGCACCACCTGATGTACCATTTACTAAACTTGCAGTGCTTGCAGAACCTGCACTTCCTGCGGAACCTGTAATATTAATCCCCCAAGTACCAGATGCACTACTCCTTACAGCAGTTGTAAGATGATCTATACCTGCTTTACGATAGTAGTTATCAGTTCCATTTGTTACAATAACTTGTGAAACAGTTGGATTTTCAAAATTAGAAGTATTACTATTAATATAGTTAAGGAAGGTATAAGCGTTACTATCTCTAACAACAACTGTATTAGCAGAAGCACCTGTAGATACACCATATCCTCCAACGGTGACAGAATTACCTGTAATGTTAATTCCCCATGTTCCACTTGCTCCTCCACCTGTTAGTGTAGGTGAGTAAGAGTTAAAGTTACCTGCATGAAGAACTTGATTACCTCCTTGTTGTAAAGCACCACTTATGACATTAACTGTTGAACCACTAAGACGTAAGGTGGCGGCTGATGATTCTAGGTTTAAAGTCCCATAAGTGCTTGTCTGTCTGTTATATGCTATAATGTAAGCTTGTCCTGCTGATATACCTATTTCAGCTGCTAAACCTGTAGCTGCATTTCCAGTATACCAACCTGTAAAACGACCCATACCGCTAGTGGATATATCTCCACTAAAATCTCTCTGTGATGTTGTAGCAGAGTTGCCAGAAGTATTATCAGCTACTCTAGCACTATCTACTCTTACCCCATATGTATTACCGCCATTCCAACCCATTAATGTAGGATAAGAAGCAGCCCAAGCATATGTAGCATTAGTTTGACTTACACCACCACCACTTGGAGAAGTTCCTTGAGAAGCATCAAAAATAACGTGTGCATTGCCATAGTTTTTCCATGCTAACATCCCCACTACGTTATTTATAACTGTAGCATCATTCCAGTTTGATTGACCTCTTGAAGCTACGTTACCTGTTGCAGTAATACTCCACGTACCACTAGCTCCGCCACCTGTTAATGTTGGAGAGTAGGAGTTGTAGTTACCTGCATTTAGTGCAATATTCCCTGCAATTGTTACATCATTAACACCACCTCCATTTACTGCAATACCGCCTCCTGTTGAACCACCACCAAATATTCTAGTTATACCACTACTAGCATTTTGATATCCAATGTACATACCATCATTGAATGGTGAACTAGCCATGTTATTTCTAATAACACGCATTGAAGCATATCCATCATTTGTAGCTAAGTTTAATGCTTGACCACTAGCACTTCCAGTGTATGTATTTGATCCAGAATATGTTATATTATTTAAACCTGTGATGTTATTCCCACCCATAGCAATACTTCCAGTCATAGTACCACCAGCAAGTGGTAAATATGAACTCAATGCAGAAGATGGAGCAGGACTAAATCCTAGAGCTGAACATACGTTAGCAGCTGTTAAGTTTAAACATATGTTACCACTTGTTGTTACAGGAGAATTACAAACGTTTATGTTTGTAGCTACCACTCCTACAGAGGTAACTGTACCTATACATGTTGTGTAACCGTTTGGATTGGTTGCATTGTAAGGTGTATATCCTAATGCTGAGCAAACATTTGCTCCAGATAAGGAAATAGCTAGGCTACCAGATGTTGTGATTGGACCACCTGTTACAGAGATGTTAGTTCCTGTAGCATTTACAGAAGTAACAGTACCTGTACAGCTGGTTCTGCTATTAAAGCTGTTCCAGTCTGAAGAGCTTAACAATCCTGTACAGATTGATGAAGCGGTGGCAATGTTTAATGATATGTTTCCTGATGTTGTAATAGGAGTACTTCCTATTGATATACCAGCAGTTGAAGATATAAGACCTACACTAGTTACTGTACCGCTACAGCTAGTGTGACTATTAAATGTGTTCCAATCAGCAGCTGTAAGTAAACCTGTGCATACTGTTGAAGCAGTGGAGATATTAATACCAAGTGTACCACTTGATGTAATAGGACTACCAGATAGAAGCACACCAGTAGTAGATGTAGATGTTGCAACGTTTGTTACAGTTCCTGTACAAGTTGTATAACCTGCAGGGTTTGTAGAGTTGTAAGGACTAAATCCTAAAGCACCACATACATTAGCACCACTAAGTGATAATCCAATAGTGCCAGATGATGTAATAGGGCTTCCAGTTACACCAATGTTTGTACCACTTACAGCAACACATGTCACTGTTCCTGTGAAACTATCAGAAGATGTAATGCAAAAGTTAGGATAGGTTCCTGTAATAGAGGTTGTACCACCTCCTGTTAAAGCAACTATTTGATCAGGACAAGAGTTTGTTATTAGTCCTGTAGTTGGGTTATATGCAACACCAGAGCTTGCACAAATTGCACTTCTAGCTCTACTATCAGTGAAGTAGAGATTAGTACCCTCTGTAACAACGGATGTATCTAATGTTTGGAAAGTTTTATCCCCTCTGTAATATTGACTTATTGTACCAGCAGCAATCAGTGGTTGCTTATCATTGAATGTAGTCCAATCTGTAGCACTTAGATAACCATCTGTTGTAGTGTTGGATTGTGTAATACCAAATACACCAGTGGTAGAACAATATGTTAAAGGGGCTGTATGACCTACAGCAACTCTCACCCTTGCATCTGTATAATATAAATTACCACACTCAGTAACTTGACAAGTTAAATAGTCACCAGTGGTGGCTATAACAGTACCAAATCTACCAAATACGCTAGTTACGTTTTCAGTGTTATCTATTTTAACCCATCCTGTAGCAGACTTAACTGCTAAGTCACCAACATGCCAATCATTAATACCACCAAGGTTTGTTGTTCCCTGTACAGAAACTCTCCAAGCCCAACCTGTTGTGGTTGTTCCAGATATGTTAGGAGTGTTAGTAGCTGCGTTCCAATCACCTTGTAATATAATACCACCAGCTGTTGCACTGTCAACGTAAGTCTTAACAGCTAGTTGTGTAGGATAGAGGGTGTTAGATGTTCCTAGAGCTGTAGCTGTAGATTTGTTTGCTACATTCTCAGGAGTATATCCTAATGTAGAACAAATATCTCCAGCAGTTGTAGGGTTTGCACTTGTAATTAAACCCTTACCATTTACAGCAATGTTTAATAAAGTCTCAGATGTATGTACATCAGTATTAACTGTAGCTAATGTAAGACTAGTACAAGTTCCTGTAGAACCTGTTCCTGTTACATCACCAATAAATTCTAATGATCCAGATATATTACTTGTAGTAACACAGGTTACTAACCCTTTATTATTAACTGTTATTACAGGAACTTGTGTAGAGCTACCAAATGTACCTGTTGCAGCATTCACTGTAGCGAGTGTTAAGCCTGCAGATCCAGGACCTGAAGCTGTAGCATCACCAGTGAGAGCTGTAATATAATTACCTGCTGGTTGTTTACCATTAAACGTATTCCAGTCAGTTGAACTTAAATAACCATCACTACCAGCACCTGCTTGTGTAATACCAACTGAACCACTGCCAGTGATTGTACCACCTGTTAAAGGTGCAGAAGCTGTAATACTTGTAACAGTTCCTACAGACCAACATCTGTCAGCTGTAAGATCATAGTTTACACCATTGATACCTAATTGTCTAGTGTCTGGAACAGGTGTATATCCTAAAGCATCTTCTTTATTATTAAATGTATTCCAATCTGCACTAGACAAGTAACCATCTGTAGATGCATTAGCTTGACTAATAGATATTGTAGGAGTGAGTCCTCCTGTAGAAGCAAGAGGAGCAGATACAGATATATTAGAAATGTATGATAGAGAAGGAATGTCTGCAGCCACTAGAGCTCTGTATGTAGGAGCCCCTGCTCCACCATCAGGACCAGCAAACACTGTGTTAGCTGCTGCATTAGCTAATGCAAAACTTAAAGCAGGGGTTGTTGTAGGAGTTGCTACAGATGTAGTGAATAACGGAACTAAGTTACCAGAACTAAAGCTTGTTACCTTTTCTGGAAGATCTGGGTAATCGTTAGTAATTGTAAAGTTTGGATATGATCCAGATATACTGATACCATAACCAGCATTTAAATTTACAGTTTGGTCAGGAGCAGTGTTAACTATATTTATAACTGGAATAGTGTTAGGATTGCTTACAGAAGCAGAAATACCTAAACCAGCAGTAACACCTACGCTTGTAACTGTACCTACAGACCAACTTCTATTGGCTGTTAAATCATGAGCAATACCATTGATTGTCAATTCAATAGCATCATCTACAGGTACATATCCTAGAGTTGTAGTGATATCACCACCGCTCACTGGAGTGGCTGATGTTATAAGTCCTTTACCGTTTACAGCAAACTTAAGGAAGTTGTTACTTCCATAAATGTCTGTATTAACTGTATCTAATGTTAGTGTAACTGGAGATCCAGTGAAACCAAATCCATCTACATCCCCTACAAAACTTAATGATTGAGCTGGATAGTTGATTGGTATAGGTGTTACGTTTGTAATCCTACCCTTACCATCCACTGTAATACTAGGAACATTTCCTGAATTACCGTATGTTCCAGGTGCACCAAATACTGTTGCTAGTGTAGCAGTTACAGAACCTGGTCCGTTAGCTGTTACATCACCTGTTAAATTTGAAATATAATTACCTGAAGGTTGATAGCTAGTTGAATCTAAGCTACCATCACCCTTTACAAATTGTGATGATGCACCACCTGTTGTAACAAGGGCAGAAGCTTCTAATGTACCAGCAAAAGCAAGATTGTATAAACCACCAATTGTAGTGTTCTTATTCAACGCTCCACCCAACATAACTGCACCACCAGGAGTTAGTTGCTCAATACCATTTGAAAATATATAACCTAAACCAGCATCTTGGAACTTTTGATCTATTTTCTGTAGAGCAATCTCAAGGTTGTCATTATTGTTAATGCCTGTATATATTAAGTTATTACCTTCGTAGAATACGCAGGTAGCACTTAATACAATAGGGCACGGTTCAGCTGAACAAGTAATGTCCATATTAATAGATTAGAAGTGTGTTGTAAATATAACAAAGCGAATGTGCATGAAACACATTCGCAAAGGTAACAAATATAGTTTATTTTCAATGAGTTACGATGAAGAATGCCACATAATATAGCAATAATTCACCCTATTTTATCTTAGGAAACCAGATTGAGACTGTGCTTTAATACCTAAGTCCTTGGCTAGGTCTGGGAAGAACATTGGAAGCATACCTTGAGCCTGACTGGTTATAGGGAAAGAACGTAGTAAATACTTAATAACGTAGTTCTTTTCTTGGAGTTTTTCATCTCCTACAGCTATAGCGTAGTTCTCAATCATGAAGTTCTTAACCAACGTCTTATAGTTGGTAATGTGAGATATAGATGGGAATATACCTGAAGACACTAGACTTGTAATACTAGTTGGGTCATAGAAGTATAAGATCTCATCCTTAAGTTTATCAGAAGCTTTCAATAAGAACTTGTATTGGTTCTTAACTGTTTCATCTTCATCATCATCAGGAGCATTTGCCTTTAATCCAAGGAACAATCCGTATAGTGTAAGCATGAATATAACGTCAATCATCTGAGACTTAATGTTCTTTCTAACTAGGTCCATGAATTCAGCCTCAGTCATTTTAAGTTCCTTGCCTGTTTCTTTTTCATAGTCAGCTTTCTTCTTCTCAAACAACGTTCTCATAAACTCAACACCTTTATCATTAGCTTGCAATGAGTTAGTTAAGTTAGTTAAGCTTCCTAATAAGTCCTCAGACATCACTCTAAACACCATTCTCATTCTACCCCATTCATAAGCATCTGATGCAGAGTTATATTTAAGGTTACCAGCTCTTACATCCACAAGTCTAGGAATCCAGTTCTTAAACATCATGAACGACTTACCATAGATACTCATGTTGATCAAACGAACATCATCTTCTGATAAAGATCCTAATGCATCTTTAGTTAAAGACTGCACCTTTCTTCTTATATCTAACACTGAGTCAGACTTTCTATCCACTCCAGGTATAACAAACTCATTGTTCACTACAGATCCTAGTTTTAGTACACCCTTTTCTTCAACAAGTTTCTTAACGTCTTCTTCAAACTTTTGTTCTAAAGCTTTTCTTTGTTCTGCTGTTCCTCGATATCTATTAGCATATTCAGGAGTAGCTCTTAGTAATTCTCTAGCGTTTACAATCTTACCATCCTCAACAATAGAGTTCTTAAGGAAGCTAAAGAAGTTAACTGTCTGTACGTGTAAGTCAGAGTTCCTCATTAATACCATTAGGAATTCTTGAATGTTCTCTTGACTTAACTTATTGAGAGACAGCTTCTTAGCTATTTCTTTATTGTAATTATCTGTTAGTGGTAGGAAGTATTCAAGAGCACCAATCATTAGTTTCTTATCTGCACCATTCATCTTATTAGTAGCTAACCAAAGTTCTGTACCAGCAAACTCAGTAGCAGTGAAATACTTACCTGAGTTGATGATTGATTGAGCTGTACCACCAAACAAGTTTGATGTAGCAGATAACACGTTGAGTCCCAATGCTTTAAGTTGGAATGTGTTATTCAATTGGTCAATCACCTTATTGATACTAACTTGTCTTCCTTCTAGATTTTCTGGGAATATCTTATATCCAAGCTTGCTATTAATCTTCTCTCCAAACTTACCAAACTTACCTAGTAGTTGATCGAAGCTATCACTTTGTAAATACTTCTGACCATAAACAATAGCTTTCACCATGTCTTCAACAAGCTTAGTGTTCTCATTGTTATCTGGAGTGTATTGTAACACACCATCTTTGTATTCAGTTTTACCAAATATAGATGTAGCAATTGCTTTCTTATTCCTCTCTACACGTACAAGTGATCTAGCTTGAGCTTCAATGTTACGTAAATACTTATACTTAATAGCCATCTCGTTGTATAGAGCCATTGTTCTAAATAAGTCTGTGCTCACCTCACCTTCAATCTCTCTGGTGAAATATGTAGGAATTGTATCAATAGGTTTACCTGTAAGTGGGTTCACCTTACCAAATCCAATATCACCTTCATCAATAGATATTGATCTAAAGAACTGCTCTCCCAAAGATATGTTTCCACCAAATATAATCTTTTCCATCAATCCCTTTCTTACATAAGGAAGGAATGTTCTAGCTTCAGCTTTATTAATGTAGCCAATCTCTTTGTATTCATTGTTCTTCTCTATAATATAATTATAGAAGTCAAGAGCAGCTTTGTTATCAGGTTTGTGTAATTCTTTCCATTCATTAGATTCCCACTTAGATCTATCAGGGAACTTTCTAACTAGTTCATATTGCAACCACCCAATTGATTCTGAAGTACTTGCATCATATTTTCTCTTAGCATCATTCTTCTCTCTTACAATTGCAGAGTTGATTTCTTCATCTGTGCCTACTCTAGGTTTATCATCAATTCTTTTATACTCTTCTTCTAGCTTCTCATCTAAGAACTTTTTAAACTCTTGAGCATCAACATTTTCTCTAATCCAAGCATAGTCTCTATCGTTGATTCTAGTTCTTAGTTCCTTATAGAATTCAGGATTAAACTCATCTATAAGCTCATTACTATCTTTCTTCTTAATTAAATCAAAGTAGTTCTTTATTGTAAGTCCTTTAGAAGCAGCTAGTTTATCGTATTCTTCTTTTAAATTTTGTAATCTTTTGGTCTCTGTAAGAGTGTCCATAGAAGATAAACCAAAAGCTTTGTTTGCCTTCTTAAACAACACCTCCACTCCCTTCAACTGTAATGTAGTGGTAGAAGAAAAGAATCTAGTAATACCCTTGATAATCTTTTCAGGAGACAATAAGTTATCTACATCAACGCTACCTGCAATAATTGTATCTGCAAACTCTTCTGCTACAGTGTTTAAATCACTTTGTAAATCTCTAGCATCATCTGCTGTATCTCTAAGTTCTTCTTTAAGTTTCTTATCTTCTTCTGATAAATCTCCAAGGAATAAGAATCTAAGTTCAGAGTCTAACTTTGTATACATGTCAAGAGCATCTTGTGATGTTTCAATCTCTTCTTGAAAGGTATTCATTTCTTCCTCACTAAAAGATTTAGGATCTTTACCAGCCCAGTTAGCATTGTAATTATCAATTGTAGTTTTGATTTGCTTGTTCAGCACCTTAGCCTGATACAATAGAGGTTTAACATTACCTTTCATTTGTAACTGTCTGATTGCTGTAAAGAGAGCATTCAACTGCTCAGCTTTAGATAGCTTCTCAGAAGGTAGTGCTTTCTTTTCAGAAATCTGTTTGTATACAGCATTAAGTTTCTCAATGAGAGCATCAATCTTTTTATTACCTGTCTTCTCTCCTTCAAGACCTACAGGGATTAGATAGTCATCTTGAATAGCTTTAACACTAACATCACCTATCTTAATTGACTGAAGCTTAGGAAGGTCTCCAGTTTTAGCATTACCTTGAGAGTAGAATGCTTTAATAGGAATCATTCTTGTTTGCTTAAAGTCTTGAGGATTAATATTATATGTATTTTGAAGGATAGCTTTGTATTGCTCCATCTGTAATCTCCAAGCATTCACCTTATACCAAGGAATGTCATCATACTTATCTACGTTAAGATCCATAAACTTCCAGTCAAGGATGTTTGTCTTACCATCAGGTTCAATAGCTAAGAAGTCAATAGTACCAGCTAAGTCACGCTTAGGATCATATACAATTGCCTCAGACATAAATCTTGTACCACCATTTTCTTTAGGGAATGAATTTAAACGTTCCTTTAGATTTACCTTTAACATCTCATACATAGTCCTATCATTAGGATCTAGTTTGGAAACATATCCATCATCATTAAGGGGTTCTGTTCTTAGGAAACCGTCAGCATCTACAAACACCTCAAATGCATGTTCAATATCTTTATGTCCTGCTGTACCTTTCTCAGCTTTTAAATCATCCACTGCTTTAGCAAACTCACTCTTAGTTAAGTCATTAGCTTTAAATCTTCTATCGTACCAATCACTAACTAAGTCAGTAACCCTTCTAAGAACTTTCACTCCATCTACATAGTATCCATCATCCTTCTTAACAACCTTAGCTTTAAGATCCATGATAGAATCGTATATCTGTTGTTGTTTATCCTTTTGTAGATAAACATCATTTTCAGAATCTCTAAGCTCATCAACTGTTCCAACAAACTCTCCAGATAACACTTGCATTGCAGCTTGGTCAAATCCAGACTTTTGGAATAAAGATTTAAGAGCGTTTACAATTGTTTGCCACCAGCTCTCAGCCTTGGCTATTAACTCAGGCTTTTCTGTTAAACCTTCGTTCTTATTAATAACTGTCTCTGTAAGCACCTTAGCAATAGCTTCTTTTTTAAGCTTCAATATATCAGGCTTACCATCAGCAGTTTGGTAGTTTGGATCAGATCCATATTCACGAAACACATCATTTAATATGTTATAACTGTTGATTTCTTTCAATAGTTTGTTGAATAATTTAGGATCTAATTGCTGGATTATTTCAACAGCAAAGTGCATAGCTTCTTCTGTAAGAGCCACCTCTTCCTTACCCTCAACAACTTGTACTAATTTTTGTGTAATCAAGGCAGCACCATTAGCATCCACCTTAACACCATTCACAACAACCTTGTCCATTTGCTTAACATCAACTCCTATACGAGTTAAGAAGTCCTTAACCATAGCAATGGTTTTAGGAGAAGCTTTAGAACTCACTGTGTCTGTAGGCTTTTGAAACAATGTTCCCTGTACAGCAATCTTTTCCCATTCTTGTTGAGCAAGTGGATTTACATCAACTTCCACCTTAGAGTTGTTACCTGCCACTGTAAGTTTAGATCTAACCAAAGACTTTCCTTCAGGAACATTAAACTCCTTGTTTATCTTATTGATAAGCTCTAACTGTTTTTTGTTCTGACCAGTTCCTGCAGGAGAGAATAAATATGTTGCTGTATTACCTTCACCATACTTCCTAAAAATGTTAGACTTGGTAATGCTTTTCCATACTGAGTGATAGATGTCTGTTAATCGATCAGCCAATATAGGATGGTCAGCTCTATAATTGTTCTCTATATACTTTACTTTACAACTCATTGTTTATCAGTTATTTATTGTCCACAAGGATTAGGGTTATCAGCTCCTTCTAAATCGCCTTCAAATTCAGCAGGAGGTTTAGGCATATTGTTTAACGCTGCAGCATTGATTCTATCTTCGTACTGACCAATTGTTTCGCCAGAAACTTTTGATATAGTCTCGTGTGCTTTCTCATGTAACAAAGCAAACGTTAAGAACTCGTTAAATGATTTGAACTGTTCTGCAGGAAGTGCTGTAGCTTTACTACCGTCTGCCTGTGTAACAGGACTGGTCCAAGCTTTATCGTCAAACTTTTTCTGCATTAGGTCTTTAACCATTTGGATCTTCTCTCCTTTGTTTAAGTTTCTCATTGCTACAGGAACATCTTTGTTTGTAGAGATTTCATCAACAAACTCTATAGCTGTATTCAAGAAAGACTTATCAGCTTCTAATTGCTCTAAAGTTACATACGCACTTAAACCTGGTTTAGGTTTTAATTCTTCTCTTACTTCCATTAACAGTTTAGGAAACTCTGTTCTCCATTTAGATTTAGGAGACTCTTGTGTATGGGTAAGTTCAGCATTTCCTGTAGCTAACAAAGCTTTAAGAGCTGATGGATTTTGTTCAAAAGAAGCTTTCATTAATTCCTTCATTATTCTTGAAGAGTTTGCATCCCATGCTTTTGTATTTAATCCTTTAATTTTTCCTCCTAATTCTTTTGCATTAGCTCCTGAGTATTCTTGAAACTTAAGTAACATATCATAAAAACTAGGAGTAAGACCAAATTCAGGAGAATTATAAACTGAGCTATATAGTAGTTTAGCTGCTTGAAATGCTCCTTCAACATTTTCAAAGCCTACACCATCTGCTGTTGTAAAAGGTCTATTAGCAAAGTTACTTAACTCAGCATTCTCTCCTGTACCTGCATAGATGTTAATCTTCTTAGAGCTATCTATAACTGGTTGAGGTTTAGTTGATTGAGTTTCATTAACTTGACCAAACCTAGCTTTAAACTGTTGTTCATTAGAAATATCTTGACCAGATATGTTTCTAAATTTCCAACCTTTAGGAGCTAGTATAGTAGTAGGTATTCCTAATTTAATTCCAGCTTTAGCTCCAGCTTCATCAAATCCTGTTTGTCCACCAGTTCTAATTGATTCTATTTTGTTCTTAAGATTAGGAGATTCTACAACACCTTTTAATATTCTATAAGTCATTAAATCTACTTCTTCTTGATTCCATCCAGCTTCTCTCATAGTGTATATACCATTTCCTGCTATGTTTAATGTTTTAGCGTTCACTGAATTCAATTGGTCCACTATCACATTAACTTGAGATGTTATATTAGCTTTATTAATATCAGAAGTTTCTGTCTTTGTAGGAACAGCTAAAGGTATATATTTCTTATTTTGTTCTAATACAGATGACTTAGTTAACTTCTCACCAGCAGAATTAAAGTTGTAAGCAAAAGCAATAGTTGCATCAGCACTTGCATTTTTGATAGTTCTATTTTTATATCCTGATGTGGGTTCTTCTTGAAACTCTATAGCTGATTGAGTTTTAGTTGATTGAGTTTTAGTTGATTGAGTATAAAGTTTTACATTTTCTCCAGGGATGACTATGTTTTTACTACCATCTGTTTCTTCAAGTCTTGGAGAACGTGCTCCTACTTTACCTTCTTCTCTAATTCCTCTAAAGATAAATTTGGTACCATTTTTATCATACACTACATCCCCATCATTTAATGTACTATTATCTATAACTGGTTGAGTTTCAGTGGTTACAGGTGCAATATCATATACATATAGTCTACCCTTACCATTAACCCAATCTTTAGTCTGTTGGTACATAAGATCATTCTCAGATTTTGCACCATCATCCTTAAGCATTTTTTCTTTACCGCCAGCTTCTTCAATAGTTAAAAGACCACGATTTGTAATATTATAATATGTATCACCTATTTTTCTAACTTGTGTTTGACCTACAGGAATACCTATTTCATCAGCTTGTTTTTGAGAACGTATTGTAGCAGTTTTAGTACCAGCTTTAATCTTCTCAATATTAGCAGGTTGCATCTGAATAGTCTTATCCATAGATTGTAAAGGTACAACTTTAGGTTGAGTTTGTCCACCATAATGTGCAATTATTTCTTCGTCTGTAATCTCATTAGCAATCTTTACAGTGCCATTGTTTAATACAGAAGGAATATTGTTCTCATAGTATTCAGAAGCTAATTGACCGTCACCATATAGATTAATTAATTTATATACATGGCTACCCACTCCTTTATCATCATATACAATCACTGGACTACCGTCAGCATATTTAACCTTTTGATAACCGTATATGTCTTTTAAAGATAGGTCACCTTTAGATTTCTTAATTGCAAACATTGAGTTGGTTACATTTTCACCATTAGTCATATTAACTCTTGTTCCTGTAAAACTATCTTCAACCACTCTAGGAACCTTAACAAAATCATATTTCAAGCTAGCTGCATTATAACGCTCACTCAATAACAATATCTTTCTGTCTGTAGACTTGATTCCTAAGTTCTTAATATTAGGGAAAGCTGGAGAGAAGTATTGGTAAATGTCATTATCATATATATCCACAGCAATAGGAGTCTCCTGAGCTAAGAAGAACTTAGGCTTCACCTTACCAAATATCTTGTCATCTTTCCAGTTATTCCTTTGGAATGCACCTTGAGCAAATGATTTTAATGAATCATTAGATACAAGAGGAGCTATTACTGGAGCAATGATTTTGCTATAGTCTTCAATAGGAATAATGTTCTTTATAGATATACCTGTTTGGTATGTACCCTGGAGAATAGACAATTTAACTATGTTGTTGTACAGCTCTGTAGTAGATGGGTTATCTCTAAGCTCTCTCATATATCCTGTATACAAGTTCTCATCGTAAGCATCTTTGTTATTAGCTAATAGTTTAATGCTCTTAGCACCATCCACTCTATCAGAACTAACCACTTGTAGGTCGTTTAAGATTGTAAGTCCTGGGTTCTTACGCTTAGCCTCAGCTAGTTGAGAAGCTACAGATGTACCTGCATCAACTAACAATGCTTTAATCTCACTGTTTAAACCACTCTTAGTTTGGATGATGTAGTCTAGGAAAGAAGCTTTTAGTTTGTTAGCAATTCTATCATAGTCATCAGCACTTAAGTATTGATCTTTTGCAAAAGACTTTAATATTGAATTAGTTATAACTCTAAACTCATCTTTCTCAAGCTTGAATATCTCACCCATAGCTTCCATAGAAGAAGCAATAAGCTCAGCCTGCTTACCTATAAATGAAGCATCTAACAACTCATTTACAGAACTAATAATGTTAATATCTTCAGCAACTTCTGTTCTTGTTTCCTTCTTAAACAATGCATCACCACTTCTAAACTTGGTAGTGTCATAGTTAATCGCTTGACCAAAGTTAAATAGATACTCAGCCATCTTAGCGTATTTCAAGAACTCGTTTAGTATAACATGTTGCTCAGCATTCTTAGGTTCACTAAGTTCTCCTTTAGAATAGTATTCTGAAATGTTATCTTCAAGAGTGTCAACGCTAACACCTGCAGAGTTAATCAATGTTCCAGTTGTAACAAACTTAGACTTAACAGCATCTATGTTCTTTTGGTTAAATAAACCTCTAGCTCCTGTGTTATCTAAGTATGTTAAATACTCCTTAATAATAGGCTGATTCATGAACATTGCTGTTGTCTCAATTGGAACACCAATTCTTTCTAAGTACATAAATGTACCTACAGCTAAGTCAGAACCTATAATCTTAAGGATGTATGGATCTTTAGCTACATCCACAAACGCTGTTGCATATCCAGATAGTTTACCAGAAATATACTTACCAGCCTTATCTAGAATTGAAGATAAGGATATACGTTCTTCACCATTAATATTCACTGTATTATGTGGAAGAGCCACCTTACCATCACCTAATATCTTTCTATCAACCTCATTAACAAGCTCAAACTTACTAGGATCAATATATGCAGAAATCTTTTGTGTAAGAGAATGGTTAGTGATGTTTACAGCAGCAATACCCACCCAACGCTTAGCAGTTACGAATGCATGTCTAAGCTTAGTTAGATAGTTTCTATCAAGCATCCTGTTCTTAATAGTGCTTTCATCATACCCTCTTAACTTATCTAATTTAGAAGCTAAGTCTTTTAAACCAGCATCTCCTATGGGAGAAATCAATCTCTCAAAGTTCTCTGGAAGTGTAAGAAGTTTTGTTAAAGAATCGTAGTATTCATTCTCTAAAGACTTCTTATACATGTCTCTAACATACTTATCTTTCAACTCAGCTTGTAGAGTGGCATCACTTAACTTATCTAGCTCTGCAGCAAGTCTTTCTTCAAGACCTTCTGTAGTGTTTACATCACCTAACTCAGAAATCATAGCATCTAATATGCCTGAATATCTGTCTACTAGGTTCTCTGGATCACTAGCATCATTGTTCATTATGTATAGTGCATCTAATATTTCGTTCTTCTTGATAGTTTTCTTATCAAGCATTTCATTAAATACATTAGCATAGAACTCTTTAGTAGCTTCTTCAGAACCTTTGTATTTAACTAGACGGATGTCACCATTCTTATCTAAATAAGTAGCCTTTAAATAAGTGTTTAATTTATCTATATCAAAGTCAGATCCAGCCTTTGTAGTGATTTCAGAAGGAACAACAATAGTATCTCCCATAGATTGTGGTAAGAAACCTTTCACTCTAAACACCTCAATATTACTTAATTCCTGTGTAGGAATACGGAAACCAACTCCCGTAAGAATAGAACGTCCTTCTGCTGTACTATTTAGATAGTTAAGTAGAGCCTTATCATCAGGGAACTTCTTACCAAACTTCACCTTAAACCAGTGTGGTAATAACACCTCACAATAAGGTTGGTCCTTAGTATAGAACTTAAGAGTGTCATCTGTTAATCTTACCTTCTTCTTATCTTCTTCAGATAGGTTATTATATTCTACTTTAGAGATTTCTTTAAATCCATCTTTTGTTTTAAGAGCAATCTTTCTACCAGCTTTTGCATTCTCCCATCCTGTTACAGGAACCTGTACCTTAGGACCACCATTCATCTTAGGAGATGTAAGGGCTTTATCCACCATTGAATAAAGAATATTTCTAATCTGTACGTAGGCATTAGATGCTTCAAATGGAATTCTAAATTGACCATTCTCATCTAACTGTACAGTATCTTTAGCATTGTCAGACATCTCTCTTCTAAGCATTTCATACTCAAGAAGTTTAGATACGTCTACATTAGTTGTAAGTTTAAACCCATCACCAAGATCTTCAATACCAAGCTTTCTTAATAGCTCGTTATATCCATTCTCGTGCATCCTATCTAATATCTCTTTGTTACGAGCATATTCTCTAGCAGCTTCAGGACTTGTAGCTACACCATTGTTAAATAGGTTTAAGCTAGCTAGTTTAGTAGGCTGAGAACCACGAGTTTGTTGCTTAGATCCTTCATAGCTATTCTCCACTTGAATACCGTAAGCACTCCAAGGAACTTGTATCTTGTTATCAAATCCACCATCGTTTAAGCTACCATCTCCATTATACAAACTGTACAATGTTTCAGTGCCCACCTTTCTGCCAGACTCAAATATAACATAGCCCACATCTTCCTTCATCATCTTAACATAAAGCTTCTCTAGGTTAGTTCCTTCTACAGCCTTGTAGTATAAAGGCATTTGAGAGAACTTATCTAACACTAAATCAAACTGAGTAGAACCATACTTGTTACCAGTTACAATAGGTTTCAACACCTCTGTAACATATTTTGGTTCTGGTTTAGATATAGTCTTCTCATCCTGAGCTCTTAGTGAATCATTAGTATAAGTGTAATCACCCTTGGCAGCCATTTTATTTCTAGTGTAAGCCATTTGCCATTGGTGCCAATCTTCAGCCTCATCAGACCATTGACCATTCTTATTCTTAACCTCTCTATATGTACCATCCATTAAATAAGAAGCAGCATCAGCCTCATTAGTCTCACCTAATAATCTACCTAACACCTTTACATCCTTTAATGTAATAGTGTTGGTGTAAGGTTTGAACTTCTGGAATCCTGGATCTCCTTCATTCAATTCAATCTCTCCAGCTTTATTTAGTTCCTGATTAAGGAATGTGTTATAGTCTGGGAAATCAAATGTAGTTCTTCTACCAGATAAGAAAGACTTAACACGTTTAGTTTCATCTAGGATGTTATCTTTAATCTTAAATTGATATGGATCACCAAATAAGATTTTATGGTATTCTATATTGTTGATTATATAGTTTGCATTAGCAAAACTTATAATATTGTTTAACTTTTTCTCAGAAAGCTTAAACTTATTAAACTTCTCTGCTTTTGCAAATACATCATCTAGTTTAGGATAAGAGTATTCACCCTTAGTGTTTACATAGATTTCTCCATTTGCAGCAAGTGTTTTAAATGTAACATCAGATACACCATCAATGTAATCCTTAATAGACTTGTTGATGTCTCCTATGTTAGCTTCAATGAATGCGTTAATTTCTTCTTCAGATGCCTCTTTAGCAATCAAATTATTGATACTAGCTAATGTATCTTTAGAAAGAATATCCTTGAAGAAGCGAAGCTCAGAAGCTTTGTTTCCTACATTCATAAGTTGAGTTCTACTAGCAGCAGTTAGTGCTAAATTGATCTCATCTTTTAAATATCCTTTAAAGGTTGTATAAATCTTACCCCAAGCTGTTCCGTTTTCAAATGCTGAGAAACGAACGTTGTTACCTAGGTTCATCATCCATTCTGTAGAACCATCCGCAGGAATAAGTACATAGTAGTTACCATTAAGGTTTTGGTTAAACTCTTGTGTGAATCTTTCTCCTTCAGTTAATCTACTAGTAGCTGTACCATCATTCTCATCTACAAGCTTAGTTCCCTGGATGTAACTAACCTTTATAGATCTAATTCTATTACCATCTTCATCAAAGAATAATCCACCCTTCTTTAACACTTGGCTACTTGCAGAGAAAATATCTTTAAGCTCTGGTCTAGCTTCAAGAAGCTCATCTAATGTATTTGCTTCATTAAATAAGTTCTCAAATAAAGAAGGAGCATTATTTTCTGAGAATGCGTTTGTTCTTCTGTTCTCAACGTTAAAATAGGTAGCATCAATGTTAGGGTTGGTCACCTTTACATATAGCTCAGAGATGAGACTTAATGGACCATTAATGTCTAAAACCTTACCTGTAACACTTAATATATCATTCTTTCCTCTAAGAGAAACAATCAATCCACCAATAGCGTTAGCAAACTTATTCTTTTGAACAGTCTTTAACTTTGAATAGACTTCCATAGGGAATTCAATACCTAGATTACCTAGGAATGTTATCATCTCTTCAGGAGTCTTATTTGACACATTAGTTAAGTCTCCAACTTTGTAAGTCTTTGTACCACGGTCATAGCTAATTAAAGAACCTTCCACTTTAGATAAAGCTTTCATGTTCTCTATCCAACCTTCTTTAACTGAGTTAGCAGCAGTGTATAAGTTAGCAGATCCTGTGTACACCTCATCTCCACTAACGTATTGAATAAGTGCATCAGGCTTTTGCTTGGTGAATGTTTGATAGAAGTTAACAAACAATCTCCAATCCTGTGCTTCAAACTTAGAGAAGTCAATAACCATGTTGTTTCTATTACCACCCACACGAGTGAATAGACGTACATAGTTACTATCATATTTAGCAAGATCAATCAGCTTATCTACAACAGAAGTAACCTTTGTTGTATTAGCTAGTTTATCTAACACTGTAGCAAATGATCTAGTGAAGTTTAATAGCTTGTATCCCATTACATCAGATAGTTTCTGAGCAGGGAGAGCCATACTACTTGCATTCTCTTGATTACTTGGTGTAGTTTCAGTTAATGTACCAATAAGTAACTTGATAGCAAACGAAGAACTCTTCTTCCAATCTGTAGAGAATGGTTCAGGAGCGTAATCATTTTTATTTACGTTCTCATCATTAATACTAATACTTTGATTCTCATCAAACTCAAGTTTAAATGTACGTAAGAACTCTTTTGTTTTATTAACTAATTGATTCCAAGCGTTTTCACCTAACATTTCCAATTTGCCTTCTTCAGCATATTGGCTTTTAACTTGGTTAAATATATCAGGAGCTGTAAGTTTTTCTGGATTGTACAAAGATGTATTAGTTCCAAACATAATTTGGAAAGATCTAGCTGTAATATCCTGAACAAACTCATGTGTTTGTTTTTCACTTAATCCTTCAACAGCTCTGTATTCAGACATGTCATTCTTAACACTCTCTGGAACAGTCATTTCTTTAAACTTACCTGCATCAATAGCTTTGAATAACTCTTGCTTTTGTGTAGGTTTGTTTACAAACTGTTTAACAAACTCAATAATGTTTCTAAAGAAGTTTAAGATTCTTTCACCAATGCTTCTAGCAGGAAGTTTACCCACCTTGAAATCAGCAAAGTCATCAGCTATTCTTTCTTTAGCTTGCTTATCTGTAGCTTGGTCATAAGCAATCTTCTTACCAGATTGTCTATCTGTAAATGTACCAGGCTTAGATTTAAACTCATCTAATATAGCTTGTCTTTGTTCTTCTGTAAGAAAAGCTTTCCATATACCCTCAAATACCTCGTGGTATTCTGTACCTCTAGCAGCTGACTTATAGAACTTAGCTACACCATTTTCAAATGCACCCCAAGCTTTCTCACCATCATTTGTACTGATGATGTTATCTAATATCTCAAATGGAATACCTGGAACATTTTCTGCAGCCCATCTTTTAAATATTTCTATCTCAGCATCATTAATTCTTTCTACACCATTAGTACCCACTCTTCTATACTCACTATTTGAAGGAGGTTTAGTTGCACCAAAATTCTTAGGAGCAGTAGGTCCTGTTTTACGAGATGTCCACCTTACACCAGTTAATGCTTTTGTAACCTTTGCTTTATTTATTTGACGACTAGTTGGATCTATACCAGACATTGTTCGTGCATGTATAGCTTCTAAATCTGCTTTTACATCAGCTAATGTTGTAGGAGAGTTTCTATCTACCTTTATAGAAGTATCAATATAACCTGGTCTACCACCGTCATCTACTACTGACCAATCTATTAAACTAAATATCTTGAAATCTCCAAATTTTTCTTGTTTAAATTGCTTACCTGATTGTTGACGTTCATTTCTTCTGTCAAATACCTCGTCCCATCGACTATATGGAGCAGTTCCATATATGATGTTGTTACCCGTTGTAGTTGCCATAACAAACACTTCTCCATACTCAAGAGGTTTTTCTTCTACAGGAGCAGCAGTAACAGGAGTTTCTCCTATTCTACTCATCTTATCATTATACTCAGCTACTACAGCTTTTATCTGTTCAAGTTTAGGATATGTCTTTCCTAAAACAATTTTTTCTGTATCAATATAACGTTGTAAGTTTTTAGCTTCCTTAGCATTATCAGGATTATTAGTATCAAGTGTTTTTAACTTATCTATACTTTGCTGTAAACTATATTCCCCTTGTGCAATGCGACCTTCTAAATACTTAACAGGATCTGCTAAAATATTACGGTCTCCTAGATCTAAAGCCTCATCTCCTAGTTGCATCATAGTCTTTCTAGCCGTACCGTAGAGAGGCATTAAATCTGAAAGCTTTTGATCTCTTTCTTCTGTTAACGTCTTTATCAACTCTGCATTCAAGTTTACAGGAGCTTCTGGTGTAAGAGCAGGTTGTCCTTCTAAAGCAGCTAACTCTGCATTATACTTAGCATTGATTTTAGCAGCATTAAGTTCTGCAAGATTGTTTGGTAAACCAGTAGGACCTTCTGAAGTAGCAGCTAAAGCACCACTGTGTTGTACAGCAATGTTTTCAATGTACTTTGACAGCACATCTGTTATTTGTTTTCTAGTTAAATTTGGAAAGTTATATTTAATATACTCTTCAAACTTTTTTGGATTATAAGCTTGGTATCCTGGCTCATCTTCTGTAATAAGAGGATTGCTACCAGGTATATCAAAAACTCCATCTATTGCTACAGTTAATAAATTTTTATCTTGTTCAGATAAAGAATTATTATCAGCAACTTCTTGTTTTAATTTAGACCTAGTTTCTGATAATGTATCAAAAGTTTCAGATAACTTAGTTTTAAAGTCTTGTACTCTTAACTTTTCATTCTCTTTAAGTTCCTCTTGTCTACGCTTTTCTATATCAGCTTTCTTATCTACAGACTCTGTAGAAGTGGTAACCGCAGGACCAGCCTCTGTTCCATAAGGAGTGGTTTGTGTAACTGTAGCAGCTGTTGTTACAACTGGAGCAGCAGCTTGTTCATTTTTTATAGCCTGTAAACGAGCACTAATGTTTAATGCTGCAAACTGTAGAATAGAATCTTCTACACTCTTTGTAGCATCAAACAATGGTTTACCATCAGTACCCATTGTATTCTTTAAAAAATCTAAATAAGGTTTAGCTTTCTCAGCATTTGCAGCAATTGCTTGTATCCTAGGATTAGAAATAACTTCAGCAACAACATTACCATCACTGTTAATTGTTGCTGTAAACTTAGTTTCACCTAGAGGTTCCTTTAGAGATATTGTATTTTCTGTTCCATTTACAAAGAACTCACCTAGCTTATCAGCAGATGGTGCAGCTTCAGCCATAGGAGTTACTACAGGGGCAGCCTGCTGTACAGGAAGATCTAATCCCTCAAGGATAGCATACTTCCTAACATAGTTGTAAGGAACTGCGTCTGTAGGTTTGTTTACATATGTAGATAGAGGAGTGTCTGTAATAGAACGGTTCTTACCATTAGGATACTTACTAGATAGTAAATATGATTGATAGTTAACCCACTCTCTGTTCTGTAGGAATCCATCTTCAAAGTATAACTCAATGAATGGTTCACTAGTCTTCTTTAAAGATTCATTGTTAACATTGTTAAATGTACCTTTTAGCTTGCTAACAATAGCAGCTTCATTACTAGCAATGTCAGCAAAGTTATATTTATCACCACCAATATACAGCTCCATAGATCTTTCATCTATGTGTATTTGGTTATCTTTAGTATCCTTACCTTTTCTCCAATAGAGAACATTCTGTAAGAAGTCTGTATATAATCTATTAAGTTCAATAGTTTCACCCTTAGTATTCTGAGACTGCACTTCTTCTGACAAAAGTCTAATAGCTTCAAAGATGCTCTTAGCCTCATCGTTTGTAAAGGTTCTGTTATCTACGTATTGTAATGTATCACCATATTGTAACACAGGTCTGCCTACAGGGAACTTTAAGTTCTCTCCATTGTAAGCAAGTGTACCAGTGGTAGAAATAACAATTAGGTTCTCTTGAGTAGCAATCTTCTTCTGAGGAACAAGATTATCTCCTACAAACTTTCTTTCATTTCTATCAGTAATAGGCACACCCTTAGATACACCAAAATCATAAATTGTATAGGTTCCTGCAGGAGCTGCAAATAACTCAGCTCTTTTAACAGTCCATGCTCTAGACATTTCTTTTGCCTGAGCTTCTTCTTGTTTTCTAAAACGTGGATCTCCTTTACTATTATATAATGCAGCAGTAGGCATTGTTGAGAACACTACAACATTCATATCAACAGGTTGACCCACCTCAGTAAGTTGTTTACCATCTTTGTCTACAAAGTAGTTCTTACCATTAGATTGAACTACATATACAGCAGCAACTAAACCATTCTCTACACTAGTATCTGTAGATCCAGATAACTCACCTAATCCTTTTAATCCTAGAGATTCTTCTTGGTTAGGGGTTACAAGGATTATCTTCATGTTAGCCCTGTTACCAAAGTTTTTAACATTGTTTAAGAACTGTCTAGATCTAACCTGATGTGGTTTAGCTAGTTGTTCCCAAGTTTCAGAAGCACCTGTTGTAGATGTATATAATATATTTGCAGATTTCTTAGGGTCTTCCTTTTCAAATGTTTCCAAACTTGGATTTCCTGTAGCAACAATACCAGATTTCTTTTCAACCTCTTGTTGTTGTCTACCTAATTGATCTGCAATCTTTTGTAACTTCTCTTGTTCACTTTCAACCTTATTAAATCCTGATAGCTTTCTAGTGTCAATGTTATAGATGTTACCATCTTTATCTTCCACCTTAGCTGTACCATCTTCATTTAATGCAACGATCTTCACCTTAGCTAAGCTAGCAAACTCTTCGTCTAAGTCTTTAGCAATCTCTTGAGCTTTCTCCTTTGTAGGATAGATTTCAAAAGTTCCATCAGGAGAGATAACTTGCCATCTGTCTTCTGCTAATCTATTAACCTTAGAAGGTCTAAGCTTAGCAACTTCGTATTCTCTGTTTAATTCTAAGTTCTCTCTCTTACCCTTTACATTAGTATATTGAGGAACTACAGCAGGAGTAACCTCAGCTGCTGGAGCTTCTTCTTCTCCAGGAACAGTGGTTGGTGGTTCCTCAGAAGCTATTTCACTAGCTTCTTTAAAGAACTTCTCAAGACCTGATTCACTTGCTAATTCATCAAGTATGCTAGAAGCAGATCTCTTTAATCCAATAAGCTTGTTAATATCAACACCATATCCATATAACTCAGAAGCACGCTCCATACCCACAACATCATCCTTGGTACTATCTAGGTTATTTAACTCAAAGTTTAATAGAGAGTTAAACGTCTTCATGTCTAAATCTCTATTATTGATAGCAAGGTTGATTCTCTCTGCACTTGTACGCAAAGCCTTAACCTGTGCTTTTATAGCCTTCTTATCTTCAGGACTTGTAAACTCAGTGATTGTTCTGTTTAACTGATTAGCTCTCTCTTCATAGTTACTACTTAATTCTCTTAAGCTAGTTGGATCGGTAAGCTTACCTAGTAAGTCATTGTTAATCAATGGATTAACACCAGCTACAGTTTGAGAAATAGAAGATAGTCTATCATTTGCATCTGGAGCAACCATAGCATAGTATGCTAAGTTAGTCTTCCATTCATTAAAGACATCATGATTATTAGCAGCTATTGCTTCTTCAGGAGTTTTAGGATCTGTAATTTTTGCAAAAGGATTCTTAAATGTACTGTCTAATGAATCCACTGTAGACTTAATCTTGTTTGCATTTGAGATTAAATTATCTACATATGCATCAACTGTATTCTTATTAGAAGTGTTGAAGTCCATTCCAAAGGTTTTCTCAAACTCTTCTTTGGACAAATCTTTTAACATGTTCAATTGCTCAAGTGTAACGTCATGCATACCAGAAGGAATACGTGAGTTTACAAAGTTAAAGAACATGTCTTTCTTAAGGTTCTTATACTTAAAGATGTTACCAGACTTAGCAGCTGTATCCATTTCTTTAGCTATGGCAGCTGAGTTTAGTGTATCAGTGTAGTTATCTTGTAACATTCCAGTGATACCATATCTATTAAGCATATTGATGGTAGACTGTAATCTAGCATCAGCACCTTTACCTTTAACGCTATCAATTCTGCTCATGATGCCACCACTAATTAAAGCAGACAATGCACCAACAAACATATTTTCAATACCCTCTTCTGAACCGTATTGATCAGCTAACCCTTTATTAGTAGAGTTGATAACTTCATTTAATTCGTTCCAGTTTTGTCTATTATTAGGGTCGTTAAGGTTTTTGTATTTTCTAGTGTAGTAATCAAACGTACCTCTTTCAGCAGCAAATTGTCCACCCTCTTCATAAACACCTTCTGTAAAGATGTTAGCCACTTTAGGTTTTACAGATTCCCAAATTTTACCACGAAGAGTTTTAGCAGCCTTAGATTCAAATACATCTATACTACCTTCTTTCAATCCAAACTTACCAATATCTTCTAGCTCTCTAGTTAATGAACCAGAGATGCCACTAGATGAAGCCTTACTAAATGATTTGAATAGGTTACCAAACTGTACAGCATTGGACACAGTGAGTAGTGCCATGTTAATACCAAATCTGGTATTCATAGCATTTGTTGCTAAATCTTCTATCTGTTTAGCATCTGCTCCTGTAGGTTCTTCACCAAGGTTTTCTAACTTATATTGATTGATTAAGTTTTCTCTAACTTGTTTGTAACCATCTCTAGCTTCAATAGCAGCTTCTGTTCTAGCAGAACCGTATATGTTTAGTGCATATCTAGCACCGTCTGTCACCTTTGTTGCAGCAGCAACTTCACCTAAACGTTTGATGTTTAGTATTTGCTTTTCTGTTTTACCAAGTTGAGTAGCTAAATTAAGAGCTTCATCTAAACGATTAGTTCCTGTAAATAATTTATTTAAATACAAAGAAGCTTTACCAATTTGAGCAGCAACTAATGGAATTGCACCAATACCTTCTGTAATAGCACCAATTGCTAAATCTTGAACTACTGCTCCACCAATAGCACCTGCTGTAAATCCTAGGTTCTTAATAATCTTATCTCCCCAAAAGTTTGCAGATCCTGGAGCAAAAGGAATGGCTGCTAAGAATGGACTTTCTTTTTCTCGTCTAGTGTAATAGTTAGGAAATGAATCTTCAATATTCTTTAACCAAGTATCGATCTTAGATTCATAACCATCAGGTCCTCCAGATAACTCAGATAACTTACCTGTCTTTAATGCAGCCACTGTATTTGGTATTGTACCAAAACTTTGAAGAAATGTACCACCGCCAATTGCTGCAAATTTAACAACACCATTAGCTAATTGATCTGCCCAACTTTGTTGTAGTCCAGCTACGTTTTCTAAATCTCTATTTCTTTCATATATATTGTAACGTTGATTAGCTATAAGCTCACCTCTAGGAATCATTTGTACAGGAGAGTTAAATGTATTTTGATTTGTAGGAACACGTGAAAAGTCTGATAATTGGTCAATAGTTAAACCAGAAGATCTACTAGGACCTCCAATAGCAAAGTCTTCAAAACCTCCTAGACTCACATCAACCTTTCTGGTCTCTGGAGAACGCAGATCCATTTCAGGTTTACCATAATCTCTATTAGAAGTATTGTCAATAAGCTCTTTATCAAAAATTGCCATTATCGCTTAATTTTATTTTTGTTTTAATAAACTTTGAACTGTAGCAGGTCCTATGTTATTAAGAATTCCTAATACACCATCTTCAGTTACGTATCCCTTTTGATTTAATATTGCTTTTTCCCAAACACCATTGTTATTAAAGTACATTAACACATCATACTTGTCATTTGCACCACCTGTGTTATTTGGACTACCTATTACATCAAGTCTTGTTTTTCCAGCTAAAGGAGTTCCAGCAAGACCTCCAATAGTGTGTCCTGTTATATAAGCATTAACAGGATCTTCTTTACCACTTAAATTTGTAGTGCGATTAGGAGAAGACATCACTGCATATTTAAAGTTGTTTGCAGCACTATTCGCAGCATAGTCAGGATAGAAAGCAGAAAACTCATTAGAGTTCATAGGAATAACTTGTTTCTTCTTTCCATTATTCATAATTACATTAGCACTACCATCATATTTCTTTTCTATTGTATATTTTGTTTGTGGATCTTTTTGTAATTCTGTAATTATGTCAGGCTTAAATAGATCTTTATTTTGAACATCAACTTGACCGTTTTGTTCATATTCAAAAAACTTGTTACCTATTAAATTTTCCATACGTGTTTTAATAACATCATCACCCATATTGATTGTACCAACAGTAGTCTGTATTTCTGGCATACTCTTAGCTAATACACTTGATTCATATTGTAGTTTTTTATTAACTACTTCCTTCAACACAGGTTGATATTTTATACTAATTTCCTTAGCTCTATTGACCATTTGTTGTTCCTGAGCTGTTACAGGTTGATTAGTCTGAATTTTATTATAAGCAATTGCAAGAGGTTCGTATTTGGTTCCTTTATATCTTTTTAAAAATTCTGTAGAATTAAACTTAAATGTTGATTGCTCACCTCTATTACGACCAAATCTAATTTCTGTAAGTTCACTAGCAGTATTTGACATATTAAAAAGTTCTTCTGGACTATATAGTTGTTGACCATTTGGAAGATTAATACCTTTTTCCTTAGTTAAAGCATCTTTAATTACACTATCAAACTGTTGAGAACCGTTTCTAACAGTTAAAAATAAGTTACCCTTTTGAGCAAGGTCTATAGTAAATGCTCTTCTTTTTTCAAGATATTCTATTTTACCACTACCTTTAATATTTTTTGGATCAATGTTGTAATCAGAGTTTAGTTTGTTTAATGCTTCCTGTCTTTGTGATATATATTCAGTTACAACTTTTCCATCTCTAACAGTTGTAGTTTTTATTGTTTTATCATTTGATAAATCAGGAAACAACTGATTAGCATATGTAGCATCTAATGTTTTTATAGCTGTTTCTGTTGCTTTAATGTCATTACTTAAATCATTGAGAGTTGGGAGTTTGACATCTGTTCCTAAACCACCAGGTGAAGTGATAGGTTGTAATCCTCTTTTCTTAGCCTCTTCTTGAGTTCTTTTATAGATTTTATCTTCCTCATCAGCGTTAAACTTTGCTATAGCAAGAGCATGAGTTGCTGCCCACTGTTGGTAGTCTTGTTGAGCTTTATTAACTTGGAACTGTAGCTTTTGCTTTTCCATATCTGCTTGTTGATATGGATTGGTCATTATTTCTACAATTTTACTTTCGTTTGCTAAATCTTTTGCAAGGTTAGTTAAATACTTTTCACTATATAAAGCATATTTATACTGAGTTAAATCTTTTATATTATCTATCTCAGCAGTCTTTTTAGCTATCTCGTTTTCAAACGTACCATCAGTTAACTTCTTATTAGCTGTAGTGATGTTTGCTTCAATGTCTGATCTTTCAGCAGCTGTTAACTTGTTATCAGTCTGTAGTTTAACTGCCCAATCAACCACTTGTTCAGAAAGCATTTGCTTAGCAGTGGTGTAAGTATTAACTATATCATTTTTAAATGTATCCTTTGTAGCTCCTCGATAATGGTAGTTTCCTGTTATCTTTAACTGTCGTTTATCATTTTCACTTAAGCTATCGTAGAAGTTGTTTAATATCTTTTGAGCTCCTATTCCTTTTGTCTTGATACGTTTCATAGCATCATCTCTTTCAGGAACACCTTTTTTCGGATCCAGAGATACATCCATTCTAACAACCTTACCAGTAGCATCTTTAACAGGGCTGTAGTATAATATACGACCATCAGCATCTGTCTTAAATGGAATATCTACAGAGTTTTCAGCTTCCTTAAGTTTACTAGCAAGGTCTCTTAATTGTTTGTCAAGGTCTGTATATTCTACAAACTCACCATTGAAAGTGGTTTGTGCATTACCATCATTTATCCAAGAACTAATTTCATCGTTTGCCCAAACCTCATTCTCAATACCACTCTTACCTGCTTTCTTAGCAGCTTCCATATCATTTTGTACCTTTCTAACTCTTTGAGTAGAATATACAGCATTCTGAACAGTGGGGTCTTTGATTATTTGAGTAGTCATACCACCAATAGAATTAACCAACTGTTGGTTAGAGAAGTCTCCAGCAGCTACCGTTTTAAGTTTACCTCCTAGCTCATTAAGTTTAGATTGAATGTATTCTTTATGAATAGGCTTGATTACATCCAAACCAGCTATATTATCTATGTAGCTTTGGATCTTTTCTACACCCTGGTCATATTGAGCCTGTCTACGCATGCCAACCTGAACCATTGCCTCAACAGGCAATTGTTGTACGTAGGGATTAAATTTCGTTATTTGGTCGGTAAATGATGCCATGATAATATGATTAGCAAATGTAATTTAAATTATTATATATACCAAGAGTTCTAATGATTTTTGTTAATCTGGTATAATTGAATTAGTTAGAGATTTTTAATAGCTTTTACAATGTTACCATTTTTTGCCTTCTGTTTGTACGCAACCACCTCTTTGTTATCCTTGTCATACACAGGAAGAACATCTGTATTGCTTATTCCTGAAGGTTTACCTAATGCGGTTGGAATAGTAAATCTAGCTAAAGGATTCATATTAATAAGTCTACCCTGATTGTCATATCTGAATTTGTATTCATTTTCATATATACCCAATGTTCTATTCTCTCTTCTGTTCTCAAGGTACTTCTGACTAATAGAGTTAAGTGCTTCTCTTCTTTGGGCTTTAGTGTTAGATCTAGCTTGTGATTGTCTCACTTGTTGAGTGTCACTAATAACTGCATTCTTAAGGTCATACTCATTCAACAATTGTCTATTTGCATCAAACACTCTTGACTTCTCTTCTTTATTCATCTGAGATTCTTTTCCTAAAATCTCAGAGTTAGCAGCATACTTCTGAGCAGCTAATAAAGACTGAGCAGCAGGATTGTATCCTACGTTTCTAATAAGAGCATTGTAATCTGCCTGATTGGCATTAAGTGAACTCTGTAATGATATATCAATTGGTGAGCCTAGTCTAGGTTGTAGAGTTTGTGCAAACACTGGATCCACTTGATTATCAGCTAACGCATCCATCTCTCCAGCTAACTGTGTAGGATCTAAATCCATTTGATTTGTAGGTCTTAAATAAGGCAACAACTCAGAAGCTAACATAGAATTATCACCAATGTTTTTATTGATAAAATCACCAATTCTAGTAAACATAAAATCCTTTTTAATATCTTCTTCATCAGGACCAATAGGAACTGGTAACATACTTCCAGTTGGTTGGAAACCAGGAGAACCAGCATTAGACATATTTAAAGCAGAAGGAGCATTAAGTGCTGACACTGTAGGAAATCCTGCACCAACATTATAATTAACAGCTGGAACGTTTTGATATAAATAATCAGGAGGATTGTACATAAACCCTGGTCTTAATGGGAAGTTAGCAACTGGTTGTTGAGGTACAATACTTCTTATTAATTTTTGCATAGGACTAGCTACACGAGATGATGGTCTTCTTAAGTTCATTAATGAAGGAGTTTCGTACCAAGAAGAAGAAGCGTTGTTAGGTATGTTTAAAGGAGTTGGAGCATTAAGTGCTGCTACAATACCATATTGAGCCATAGGTACATCAGACTCAACCTTTCCTTTCTTAATTTTAACACTTCCTTTTATAACATCATTATTAAATTTATCTACATCCTCATATCCAAACTCAGGAGCAGTGGCATGTATAGACTGTTGTAAGTCACCAAGCTTTTGTTTCTTTTCAGCAATATCTTTTAGTTCCATGTTAGCACCAATAAGATTTGCTTGTAAAGAGTCTGCCTCTAATCTATCAAATGGTGTTAACACTTCTAGATCATTTATTTTTTTAGTTGACTTATCTATTAGCTTAGTTTGTTTAGCTTCTGTCTTAGTTAGGTCAGTGGCATAAGTTTTAAACTTCTTACCTTTAGCCTTTTTTTCAAACTCGTCTAAAGCATAATTAGGTATCTTCATGTTACCAAACACCACTAGATTGTCTTCTCCTGTACCACCATCTTTTAGCTTAACCATAGGTTCACCTCTTTCTACTTCTACAGGATTGTCACCAAAGGTAATACCAATACCTGTGTTACCCTTACCATCACTCTCTGCGTGAGATTGTCCTCTAGGCATCACTGTAACACCGCCATCTGGTAGATAAGGGTTTTGAGATATAGGCTCCATGTATCCACCCCAATGGGTTTCAAGTTCACCACCCATATCATATGTTTCCATAGCTCTTTCACTAGGAGGAGTGTATTCTTTTAAATGACCACCAGCACGTAACATCTGTGCATCATGAGGAGGCTTAAGAAGATCTTTCATCTTATATTCGCCAAAACTAGCAATAACTTGTGGCTGCCAATCATTACTTACCCATCCACCGTCTTCCATGAATCCACTATAGTTAGATTGGATTGATTGAGCACCTTGTTGTAGTGCTGAACCCATAATATTATTTTGTGATTCTTCTTGAAGTCTTGCTGTTTCTTTTGCACTCTTACCACCAATAGCACCACCAATTAATCCACCAACAGCAGATCCAATAACTGTACCTACACCAGGGATAACACTTCCTGCAATACCACCGAGTGTAGAACCAATCTTACCAGCTCCGCCAGCTTGATTGAATTTACCACCACCAACAAGACTACCTAAACCACCACCTAGTTGACCAGCAATACCTGCACCAACTTGGGCTTTATTTAACTTACCACCTTTCTTGTATTGTTTAACCTTACTATCATTTAGTGGTTCATATTCAAGATTTGTATAAATTACATTTGGAGCAAATGTATTTTGAATCTCAGTTGGATTACCTCCAATACCACCACCATCTTGCATTATTAAAGGAGTGGTTCCTTCACCATAAGGATTACCTAACTCTCCTGGTTGAACAGACATATCCTCAGGTCTAACATATTTACGTTTGCTTATTTCTGATCTTGTACCAGCAGCCTTACCAACTACACCAGTTAATGCAGCTGATTGTTTTGCCGTTTGTTTTTGTCTTTTTTCATCCCTAAGCATATTAATACCCTGTAGGATATTACCAGCATTGTTTATCACACCAGAACCAATCTGACTACCTAAAGATGGTGTTGGTTGTGTTCCTAAACCTGCAAATCGATTAGTTGCATTTTGTTGAAACGCTGGGTTACTTAACATATTTCCAATATTGTTCATGTTAGCAGCAGGTGCATTAGTAGGAGTTCTTGTAGGCATGGGTTGTGCAGCAACTCTACCACCTCCTTGCATTTGCATTAGTTGTGGAAGTACATCTTCACCTACATCCTCCCAATTTATATTTCTCATTCCTGTAGTTCCTGCATTAAAAGCATAAGGACTTTGTTGTGCACCAGCTGCAGGAGGTTGAACATTCTGCACTCTCATTGGAGCAGGAGTACCTGTAACACTAGCATCTGCTTCATCAGCAAAATCACCATATTTAAAATTGGCAGTTTTATAAGTGTCACCGCCTATGTATGTACCAACTTCAGCTTGTGGAGGATTAGCAAAGTCAGTTAATTGTGTTAACTGTTTAGCAACCATTGTCTTACCCATAGCAGCTTTTTTAAATGCTTTACCATGAGCTTTCATAAATGCTGCTTCTGTAGGATACTTCTTATAGAATTCCTTTTCAGATTTAACTTTTGCGATCTTTAGGATTTGATCTTTCATATTGAACGTTTGTGTGTTTTATTTATATTTGGTTAACCAACCACCATCTTTTTGTTGTGGCATCTCTTCATCAGATCCAAGTGCACCAGCACCTATACCTACACCTACAGGTACAGCGTATGTTCTATTAAGCCAATCTAGTATATTTTTTCTCAGTTCTCCTTTTTGTTCATATTGAAAAGGAGACTTTAATTTTTTCATATTACTTGGAATAAATTTAAGTTTTTTATCTGCATCTTTCATTTTCATCAGCTGAGCAATTACATCATTGTAGTCCTTATCAAAAAGTTCCATAATTTCTTTTGAAGGAGATGAAGGAGAAACATTTCTTGCAAACTGAGTTATATCTTCCATTGATAACGTTGTGCCTCTAGGAATCCCTTGTGTTTTTTCTATGAAGTCTAATAAACGTAGACCTCTAACTTGCTGTTCCCAAGGTTCAGCATAATAATGTGCATTTTTAAGACCAAGAGTTCTATTTAACCAAGTATCTACCTTAGTAGTTGGATATTTTTTATATCCTTTAAAACCAGTGAGACCACCCATTTGTGAAAGAGCATGTTTAACCTCATGGTCTAAAACTGGTAGAGCTTCTTCTCTGTTTAACTTATCACTTAATAATATTCTTTTTTTACCCCTACTGTAAAAACCAGATGCATCCTTTCCTGTATTAGCTGCCCTTACAGATAAATTTCCCCAACGGTTAATAATCTCATCTATATCTTTTTGTATCTCAGATGCACTTTCACCTGTTGCTGCGGATCTTCTTTTAAGATATTCATCACTTTGTAGCCAATCTATTTCCTTCTTACCAAGTTTATCAACATCGTTCAAACTAATTTTATTTCCTTTAGTTAGTTCACTTTCTAGATAGTTACCACGAGGAGCTATTGAAAGCTTTGGTTTTGGTAAAGTTGGGGTAACTGCTCCTTTAGTATTGAGTTGAAAGACTGATCCTAAATCAGGACTTTGTTGAGGAACTTCTTTATATCCTTTTAACCAATCTTTCTGTAATATCTTACCTTCAGTTATAGGTATGTCTCTTTGAGCTATTTGACTCCATTCTTTTTTACTATATCTTTTTCCCCAATCAGAAGCTGTTCTTGGTACCTCAGCAATATATCCTTGTCCATATTGATCTGCTACATCAAACTTTGGACTAAAATAAGCTTTGTCAAATCGTTTAGACAGATCAAAGTTACCTACCATAGAAGGTTCTACATCTTGCTTAGCTCTAAATACACCAGACTGAAAAGCATCTTCCATTCCCTCTACTCCAAGTCCTCTATACATCATTCCTTCTGTAGGTTTGAAAGCAAAAGGATTTAACTTATAGGTATTTTTTAAAGGTGTTTGTTCGGTAAGGTATTTACCTGCAGCTTTTACACCAGGTGCCGTTACAACACCTACATCTAAAGCATCTCCAATTAATCCTAGTGTACCTAATGTATTTGCTAGAAATCCATTCCCTTGACCAATACCATAAGGGTTATTCTCAGGATCTCTTACAGTGTTAAACAATCTAGTAGCTCCCATCATAGGAGTCATTTGTCCTATATTTTCAGCAGCTATCTTACCAGCCTCTGGATTATATCCTGTTGGTGTGAAAGAACTTAATGTTTGAGCAAAAGGAGAAGCTCCTTGAGCTTCTTGCATCATAAGCTTTAACAACTCTTGTTGAGCAATTTCTTTCTCTCTAGATGTTCTATTATCTTGTTTAACAGTCTCTATATTTTCATACTTCTTTTCAACAACGGGTTTATTTTCGTTCTTCTTTCGCTGTTGTTCATCTAATATTTCCTCTTGAGATGAAAGTGTAACAGTTGGTTTTTTTGTTCCAGCTTTAACGTTTGTAGATGAGGTTATTGGTGTATATGGTATATTAGATGAAGTAAGCTCAGGTTTAGGAATAGTCTTACCTTTTTGAGCTGTATCAAACTTACTTAACCAACCACCCTCTTTCATCATTGGATACTCTGTAACATACTCACCATCAAAGTTATAGTCTTCTCCAGGGTACATCATCTGTTGGTCCCCTGTATCAGATATTCCTAGTACGGGATAATCTACTCCTTCCATTGTTATGTCTGTACCTGGTATTATAGTTACTTCTCCTGGGTGTGCCCATTGTCCCATTGGATCTACAATAGCACCATCCTGAGCAATACTGTTAGGTTTGAAATCCAAGCCTTCTTGGTAGAACTTCATCTCCTTACCATTCTTTGCAGAAGCTTTTGTCTTCTTAGCATACTTACCATTGCTAGGAGCAGGATTGATTGTACGTGCGTACGTGAATCCTACAGCACCTGGTAAGCTACCACCCATTGCTTTCTTTAATACATTTGTTCCTTTCTTATATCCATTATTTGCATACCATTCAGCTTGTTCATCATTAGGAAACTTTATAAATTGTCCTGTTTTATTAGCATAGTTCCAAGCAGCATCTTTATCATTTTGATTTAAGTACTGAAGTTTTCCGTTTGGCATTTGTACTACAGTAGGATATGCTTTTCCATCTCCTGATTCCATGTAATGTGTAGATGTACCAGGTTGTCCAGGTATTTGTATTGATCCTGCACGTTGGTCAAACATTCTTTGTACAAAGTTTAAATCACCTTTTCTAGCATTATGAATACTATCTACCCATGCTGTCTTATTTGTATTCCATAAATTACCACCATTCTGAAACTCATCATCTTTCTTCTGTGCATTCAAAGCCTTACGAATCTTCTCTGGATCTGTTTCAGGAGTTCCATCTAAACGAAGAACTTTTTGTGTTCCTAGTTTTGGTGTACTATATATAATTCTTTTACTACCACCAGTTGTATTACCTGACCCTAAGAAGTCTTCTTCACTAACCTCCATTCCATTTACTATATACTTCTTACTTCCTTTAGGAGTAGATTCTGTTGATTTGATTTCTTCAGATTTTTTAACTACTGAAGTCTTTTTCTTTTCTGGTTCAGTTTTTGATTTCTCAGTAGATGTAGACAGTTTTACGTTTTTATCAATTAAACCACTTTCCTTTCCGTATCTTTTTAATCTAGTAGCTTTTTCCTCTGGAGTAAGCATACTTACAGGTTTAACTAATATAGGATCATAAGAAAAAATAGAAACATAATCATCAGTTAAAGGATCGTTCTTGTCAATATTTCTATAAAAATTAAGCATTGTAGGAGTGATTCTATCATCAAACAACTGCATTGGAGCTCTCATATCTAATATTGCACTGGCACCTTCTCTTTGAAAATACCTATTGCCATCATCAAGTCTTTTGTAATATGAATCTATTGGAATAGATGTCATTTCAGAACCTGTTCCTCTAGAAAACAAAACAGAATTCATTTTGTTTCTGCGGATGAACTGTTCTAGTGATTCTTTATTTCTTTCTTTATAATAATTCTTCTTTCTATATTTTTCACCAGAAGAAAGATTTTGGTATTTTTTACCTTTATAATAATTAAGTACTTTATTAGCATTGTTATACAGAGCAAGACTATCTGCCATTGTAGGAACAGATTTACCCTTTTGAGCTACATATCCACCATCCTCAAACTGTCCACCCCATGCAGGAGAATAGTTTCTACCTGTTGTATCATAACCAAGACCTACAAAGTCAGGACCTACAGATGCTTGTACATCATTAGGATTAGGTTTTATACCATAGTTATCATCCTTTTGTTCTAAGGTCATTCCTCCTTGCTCAAACTTATTTAACCACCCACCGTCTTGCATTGTGTTATCCTTTCCACATATATGACATACATACATATCTTTCTTGCTAGAGCTTCCCTTGCTCCAAGAATGTCCACATGTACAGTTAATATTGTTAGCCATTACTTATAAGAAATTTGAGATGGTGTGATAATGAATTGACTTATTAAATGGGCATCTGATCTATTATCTAGGACATGTCTCACCTTTAAATCTTTCGCACGTAGAGGTTCTTTCTTAAATGACCTCTTTCCATAATCCATATTTGGTTGATTTACAATCTTATCTATAGACAGTGAGTCACAACCTGTTAGAAACAAAGGTACGGATTTATCTTTAACTAATGACCAAAATGTATTGTATTGATAAAAATTATCTGATTTAGTAAACGTAATTGTCTTACTCTCAACGTTATATATAGGATACTTCAAGTATTCCTTTAAGTTGTTGATTGGTTTAGGAACCAACTCTAATACACCAGAAGACTGTTGTCCATTGTATAAGATAGCTTTGTTGAAATAAACTGTGTTTGTTTCTATTTTAGAGTTATCATTAAACACACCATCTGGGATAGGGAGGTATCTGTATGCCTTTGTGTAATCTTTTACATTCTGTAAGATCTCATCATAATACTGATAAGCAAATGGATACTCTATAATATAAGGTTCTATGTTTCCGTAGAATATATTGTAAATTGTTGTGTTAGTTAAATGTCTCCATAAAGATGGGGTGTTTGTAGGTACAAACTCAATAGCTGCCACATCTGCAACACATAGTTGCTCTATAGGCATTTGTAATCTTGTCTTACATTTCCCTATAGATTCAATAATAATAACCGTAACAGCATCACTAACCGAATAAGTAACTCCAGAAATAACTTGGCTCTTAGGAATATTAGTTCCTAAGACATTTCCGTAGTTATCAGAAATCTTAAACGGTCCAGTTCTAATGCCAGCCTTTGTTAATCTTATTGTTATTACTTTAGACATATCTTAAATTAATTACGAAGGACATTCTTCTACAGCTGTTCCATCTAATTCACACTCTGGTGCTGGTGGAGCAGTGGTAGTTGTAGTAGTTGTGCTAGTAGAAGTGCTACTAGTGGTTGTTGTAGTTGTTGGTACAGGTGCTACAGTTGTAGTTGTTGTAGTGGTACTACTAGTTGTAGTAGTTGTAGTGGTACTACTAGTTGTAGTAGTTGTAGTAGGTGTTACTGTCGTAGTGGTTGTAGTAGTAGTAGTTGGTCCAGGTGGGACAGTGGTTGTAGTGGTACTCGTGCTATTAGATGTTGTTGTGGTAGTGGTAGATGAGCAATTTTCAACTGCTGTACCAAATATACAACAAGGATTAATTGCTGTTCCTATCAATGTACAATCTACACATAGATCAACTGCTGTACCTACTATTCTACAATCTTTTGTTGTTGATGTGGTTGTGGTAGTGGTGCAAGGAATCTGAGAGAAAGTAATAGCCTCTAAATCACATCCACCATTTAATCCAGAATAGAAGAAGTTATTCTCTGCTATGTAGAAGTTAGGAATATAGCTATGGAAGCTAATCCAACTCTTAGTGTTCATACTAAATGAAAGAGTCCATGACTTATTACAGAAGTATTCTGAATCATAAACACTTACCACTGTTCTTATTACACTATTACCTAGAGTTTTCTCTATATAGAATTCTCTATTAGTAGCATCATATTTAATATTTTTGCTATTAGGAATGTAATCTAGCTTAGATATAATTACCCTATCATATTTACTATCAAACACTCCATGTAAGCCAATACCATCATAATGGTTATCTGTGTTTACATTAGGATAGTAACGTAAGATTTCAAACGCTAAATGGTCTGTAAAGAACTTATTAAGTCCTGAACCAAATGCTGATAAATCAGTAGCCTGTAAACCCTCAATTAAAAACACCTGTCCTCTCTTAGCATCTATTGTAATCTGTCCCTGAGGAATCTTTAACAACATCTTATTTTGAGCTCCTACATATCCAAGATCTGTTTCAGCAAAGTCAATTGGAGGAGCACTCTTAAATAATGTATCATTACCTAAATAAGCAGCTTGTGGGTTACTAGTTTGAACTGTAAGCATTGTATTGTATAACAATGACTTGTTTTCAAACCTAGCCAATATAGCCTTATTCTGAATACCATCTAGTGATACAAGACCACCAAAGTTTTGAGGGAAATCAAAGAACGATGTAGGTTTATAGATCAACCAACTATTCACCTTATTGTCAGCAAATACATCCTGAGGATTTGAGTAAATAGCTCTGAATGGATATTTGGTAAAACAAAGTTGTTCATTCCAATCTGCAGGTAAGTGAGTGAATACATTCTCTCTGTTTTGCTTTGAAAATGTTATATTGTAATAATATGTATTATCAAATACAATAGGAACTACAGACTCTTGTAACCAGTTATCAGGAATACCTGAGCTCACGTGTGGGAAGAAGTCACCTTCTAGATTATTGAATGCTTGACGTAAATCCACATTATATGAACTTTCACAATAGAAAGAAGGAATACCATAAGCAAACATATACATTTTACCATCGTAGAATGTTCTGTTAGGATTTACTATAGGAGGATTTGCTGCTGAGTTAGGTGCAGGATCTTGGTTATTAGGGCAATCAAAATTATGTGCCTTATAAGAAATCATATTCTTCAGCACGGGACCAGCACCTGCATTTAAAGAATAGTCTTCTAATACAGATCTGGCTGAGTGCCAGTATTGTGGGTAAGCTACATTACCAATCTCATCATAGAATACATCACTATCATCAAGACCATTCACTCTGTTATCGATAAAGAATGGAAGCTTAGTCTTAAATGCAAATCTACTAATAAATGTATCTCCACCAAATACAGTGGATGATTTAGGTGTAGAGAACATTAAATTGTTAGTGTCAATACTTTCTTGGAAACCTGTATCAATTGTATCGTAAGAATATATCTGACCCCATTGATTATTAAAGATGTTCTTCAATGATCCATAGTAAGAAACTACATTAATTGCTTCATTCTTACTAGGTACAGAACAATTGTTCTTCTGTGATATAGTGAACCTTGATGTATCAGAGATACCACTTACACCACCAACTAAAAGACTAGGAGTTTGATTAGGGAATGGTAGAGGTACCACTGATGAACCATCTCTGGTTTCAATAGTCTTTATGTATATAGATGATTCTCTATTAAAGTTGTTGAAATCATGTAAATCACTTACAGACTGTACTCCAGGGAACACATATTGAGAGTTATCTAATTGTCTTTGCTTGATACCTAGATTATTATTAATTGCCCCACTATAGTCATAACTAGCTATAGAGTTAAATGAATACCCGTAGTTTCTTCTAGTGATTCCATTTATGTAGATAGTTAGATAGGCTTGGTATGCAGCAAACATTGCTGATGCATTAAACGTTGGTGTGATAGCACCAATATCTTCACTAGACTCAAGAGCATCACGTTGAGCTTCTGCTGTGAGAAGCTTATACATAGCATTCTTCTTAACCTCTACGAAATGAGCTATACCTGCACCAAACATAACGTTCTCAAGCTTTAGAACAGTTCCTAAGAAAGGTTGTCCAAAAGATGTTTCAGGTGAGTTAAATACCATTCTGTATTTAGATTCATCTGTAGCAAACGCATCTAACTTATTAGGATAACAAAGTGAGTTCTTTGTTGCATCTGTTGTAATACTAAAACTAGTTGTTCCAGATAAGTATACAGGAAGCACTAATGAATTCACTTGTTGTAAACCATTACCCGTCACTGTGATTTGTTTAAATACAGTTGTTAATGGATCTTGATATTGGAATACAGTTGTTGAAGCACTAGTAAGATTATATGTGTTATAGACAACCACAGTGATTGTAGCTGTTCCACTCATAACCAAAAGAGTGCTAAGAGAACATATCTTTTTTGTAGTTCCAACTACTAATGTTTCTATCTGTGTTGTATTTGAAAAACAATCAGTATATTGTATAACACATGTTGTAGTGGCTATTACATTATAGGTAATACATTGATCAAGGTATGCATTATTATTATCAAGAAGGAACTCATCCTTATTAAGATCATTATATGGATAGTTAGGGAAGTAGAATTCTGTTTCTTCTCTCTTATACTTACCTACGTTTCTAAGAATACCTTTACCTACAATAGATCTATTTGTACTTCTGTCCCCTCTTACAATCTTAAATCCTGCAACGCTTTCTTTCTGTGCTTGTGTAAGATTAGATGCATACACCAAGTATGCAACTTGTTGAACATCAATCTGTACACCTATTGGGAATATAGCATCATTCTGCATCACTGGTGCAAATCCTGCTCCTAGTGTGTATGTAGGACTTTCGTATATAGGACTTACAAGAACATCAGGAAACTTGTGATGTCTAATAGGTTGACCAGCAAGATCCCCCCATACATCTATATTACATGGATAGGTATCAGTTGATTCCCAGTAAGCAAACTCACCGTATTGATAAGGTCCTTTATATGATTGACTTGTTGAATATCCAGGAGAAAATCCTGTTACAGAACCTGTGTTGTAAATCTTCCAATAAGGTGCACTTGTGCCCTCTCCAATAAAGTCAGGATTACTGCTTGGTACATCTGGTTGAGAACCTTCGTTAGCAGTAATCATTCTACCAGGAATATGGAAACCATCTGTTTGTTTACCATTACTTAATAAGAAAACTATTTCAAATGCATACACCTCATCTCTTAGATAACCTCTAAGATTTGTAGCGTTTAGTTCATCAGCATAGTTTTCTGTACTAGGGATTCTATAAGTTTCCCATTTAAGATCAATTTGACTAGCAATTGATTGATAGTTAATTCTATCTATAGAGGTAAGATTATCCCAGATAAGAATATCTTGGGCAGTGGTTAAGTCTTGAGCTACCTCATAATATGGATATTTCTCAAATATATCAGCAATAGCAAGACGGATTTGTGTAACATTCTGTCCTGTATAAGTTACAGTTCTAGTGTCATCTTCAATAAAATATGTACCAACAAGCTCAACAGAAGCTATTGCATTTATTGTCTTTACTACAGCAAGATTGAAATACTGGAATTGTCCAGTGGTATCTAAGTTACTAATACTAACTACAATAGACTTACCCACTTGATAAGAGAACTCTGGTGTAGTAATTTTATTATTAGCAATAGGTGTAGGATTGGTAACAGAGTAGAAAGATGTGTATGGGTTACCAGCAGCATCACAATACTGAATAGCAAACTGATATGTACCAGAAGTTAGATCACCACCAGTTACAACATCAGTTATATCTAATGCAGGAATGTTAAAATTAGGCTGAACGTTTAATTGATTACAATCAAGCTCAGTGGTATAAATAGGATCACATAAATCAGCGTTAGGAGCTAACTTGTAGGGAATGTTATTTAAGTCTATATATCTTCTAGGATTAAGACCATCTGTCCAATATACTTCTGTAGTGCAATTGGTAATCTTATGAACAGCTTTAAGAATAGGATATTTTATATCAAAGCCTAAACATTTAGCACTTACGTACACACGATATACGCAATCATTATTATCCATATATCCAATCTGGCTATCTTCTGTTTCAGGATTAGTTAAAAAGAATATATGTTTATTTTGCTCACCAATGAAATGAGTTCCTATCAAATGATAGTTTGTAGGAAAGTTTAGACATAACTCATTACCTGGCTCATTCTGATAGTTAACAGAATCTGAGTCAAAGTTCTCAACACTAGCATTCAATGCATACGTAAGCTTACCCTTCTCAACCTGATTTACAGATTGATCCATGTTTAAGCCAGATATAGCACTGTTATACTCCTGCTTAATATTAGTTGTTTCTTCTCCAGCCATATCTGTAACTTCTATTTGGTAGTTCGTATCTGTTAAATCTGTTTAAGTCTTGGATGATTCTTCTTTGCTTAGCCCAAGCATCTTGCTTCTTCACCTCAATGTCAGCCATGATAAATGCTTCATCAGCCATCTGTTTATAGTTTATCATCTTCCTCTCTAGCTGATTATATGTCTCATCGTTAGTTTGGTTAGTAAGTGTTTCCATCATTTTGTATTTGATGAAAGCCTCAACAAACTCTCTAACACGATAGTTATCTGGAATCAATTGGTTACCTATTCCATCATATGCTGTAGAATAGAATATCAAATGAACCACACCATTTCTAAAATTGGTTACAAACTTGTTATCTCTAATGTCAAATGAATCAGCAGCAGAACTACCAAAGTTTGCACAGTCTAGTGCACAATGAGCTTGTACAGAGATGTTACCTGGTTTTAATAAGTATTGTCTATGATATTCTACAGCCACTTGTTGATTGGTCTTGTATACAGCTTGAATAAGCTCAGGCATGCACGTAGGACAACCTGTTGTACATTCTAGATTGGTACAAGGAGCTCCTCCAGAAATAACAGGACTCACCTGTATTGTTGTTTGTGAAGCTGCTTGAGAATAGAATGAATTAGCTGTTTGATAAGGATAGCCAGGGATTGATGTACATAACCAAGCCTCTCTCACAGCAAAGAAGTTATCAGGAAGCCTAGCTTCAAAGTCCTCAATATATAGAAGCTGTTCGCTAATAACATAAGAAGACCTTCCTAGTTTCCTAAGACATTTATCCAGGTATGTAGGGAATAACAAATCATCTACAGCACCTGTATCGAAGTAGCTTTTAAACTCTTCTTTTACAGTCGAATAGACAGGCTCAGGGGAGATGAAGTTATACTTGTAGTAATATGACATTTATTTTATTTTTTCCATTCACGATAAATATGTTGATATTGATCGTTGGTTTTTAGGTAGTGAGATAGTAACCTAGAGGTTGTACGAGATGGTTTGAAATACCAGAGTTTCATGTTCTTGAATCTGGCTGATTCTCTAAACCACATCCACCCAAAGAAATATCCTTCAGTGTGGTAATTAAAGTTGTAGATTATTTTACCCTTCTCTTTAGATCTTTTCCAATCAACTGGTAGGTTAACATATTCCTTACCATCAATTAGTTTCATCTTCTTCCTCTTCTTCTTATTGATTGAGAAGTCACCAAATCCAAAAGGAAGCTTAGCTTTCTCTCCAGTTTCTAGAATATAGTTTTTGAAGCTCTCATTATACAAATAGATGATGTTTCTCCATTGGTCAAATGAGATTTTTATAGAGGGGTTCTTTTTACAGAAATTATTGTAGTTTTCTTTACTGGAGCTTCTCCAATCAACTTTTGTTCGCATTAGTTATTGTTGGTTGTGTTTGGTGCTTGACCATCCACCCCATCTGATGTTTGATCTGTTTTCAATCTAAAGTAGGTTGATAACAGCTTTTGAGATGTCAGTTCTAGCACTTGCTTTTCTAGATAACCAGGGCAGCCATATTCTTTATCTAGAGGGTTTTTACAATAGTCTTCTAGATTAACATTATCACTGCAACAGCATTCAGCAAACATGATCTCATTAGGAACATCTTCTTCAAAGAAAGCAGAAATTCTAACAGCTTGTAACAAAGGATTATTTACATATAAATATCCTCCATTAGCAATCCAGTAGTATTGCTCATTCTTGATGATTGGAAGTTTTAAGAGATTGACATATCTATTGATAGTAACCTCTTTTAACTTTTTGCCTTGCCCACTCATAGCGTTTATTGAATAAACACCTTGAATGAGGTATTGATAATTACCCTCGCATATACGAGGAAGTTTATATTTTGTTCTAGCTACAGTACAAGGATCCACATAATCACAACATTCAGAAATAGGAACTTCTACCAATTCCAAACAAGGAATGGTAGTAAACAAAGTATCAGTAGCCCAAAGCTTTCTGAGATTTGTTTCACGTTTTACTAATAAAAGTGTGTTGTTCTTAATCTCAGATGCCACCACTCTATCAGTGATTAGGTTATCTGTTGATAACAATTTGTGCATTGCACGTACATCTGAAACTAATTTCCTTAAAGTTGCCATTATAAATACTGTTTGAATATATTTGTCATTCCCTCAGCTTGATCGATTAAGAATGCTGTCACTTCAGCCTTAGACATTGTGTGACCATTCTTATCATCCCAAAGGCTCTTAGCATTTGAGAAAGCTGGAATTTGGTAAAATTTAATACCGTTAAAATCATGACTCACTTCATGATGCTTATCTCCTGTGAATATATAGAAGTTATTATGGAATGACCATTGGTCTCTATATTCTATTGGGAACAGTCCTGCAAGTTTAGCTGGCTTAATAGCATCCCCATGATTGAACATTAATGCTGAATTGCCATAACTTACATACTTTCTGTATTTAGGAGAGCTATCAATTGTAAGTCTGTCTGTATTTCTAAAATACGTTTGTAACCAGTTAACCATGTGCCATCCTACAAACTCATCATGATTACCAGCTACATACACTACATTAACATGTTTAGCGTATTGTAATAACATTGTAATCATTAACACCTCATGGTCACATATATACTCAAATGAAGTTTGATATGTATGTGTATTCTGTTGAGGGGTTCCTTTTGTAGTTGCATTGGTGTACTCACTATTAAACTCATCTGAGCCAATAATGTATGTGATTTCTTCTAGGTTGTTTGAAAGTTGAGCTTGTGCAGCTATCAATTCCACCTTATACATAATCTTAGCTAATCTATCTAGTACATTGTTATTACCATCTACATCCCATTTGTTTAAATGAGAGTCTTGTTTGTTGATAACCAACATACCATTTGGTCTCTCTGGGTCAAACTTAGGACTCATAACTTCCTGACTAACAGGTTGGTATGATGCTAAAAAGTCTATAAAACTATCTTGAAAAACTTGTTCTGTAGACTTCTTTGCTAGCCAGGCTTTAACCTGCCAGTGGGGATTTCCACCATTCCCCCAGAAGTTCTGTACATATTTAGTTATTTCCCATTTATCTGTGTCTATGTGACACTTCTCAATTAGTTCGTCTAAGCTCTTAACCTCTTCGCTAAAATTAGCTACCACCTCACCAACACCCTTACTGATGTCCTCTGTAAACTTAACTATTACATTCTCTAGCTCAGCAATGTAATTTCCAACCTCAGCATCTTCCTCACTTTTCTCTTGATTTCTTAATTCTTTTAATAACTCATCCACCTCAAACTCTGTAATTCCAAGCTTATCAGCATAGAATTGTTTACTCTTTTTCCAATGTAGAATCTCTTCTAGCTGTTGTAGCAACGATTGGTTTTCAGACATATATGGTTTAATTTAGTTAAAATTGGTGTAAAGGTACGAACTAATTTTGACATTTACAAAATTTAATTAACCAATTTAATTATATACATTAATCAATTTGATTAGAGTTTAAACAAAAACCCCCAGCCTAGAAAGGCCAGGGGATACCTTGTAAAACCAACAAAACAAGGTTTTTGATATTTTATGGACAAGTTACATAATTTGTAATCTCACCAGCTGTAGTGATTTCAACAGCATATGTACCTGATGGTCCAATTAATTTGTGCCAACCTGGTGAACCAATGAATGGATTTGATAGAGGTGATTGTATTGTATAAAGTATCATTGTAACAAATGGTACAGTAAATCCAGGTTGAGCCCATACTGATATTGTTGGGGATTGACCACAAGCCTCACCAGAAGTACCAGATGCTCCTGAATTAATTGTATACATCACTGGGCTTGAAGATGTGGTAGTTGTGGTTGTTGTTGGAGGAACTGTGGTTGTGGTTGTAGTGGTTGTAGATGTACTAGTACTAGTTGTAGTGGTTGTAGAACATGGCACTACAGATATATCTGTATAGTTTGTACATGTTCCTGTAGACATAACACGAACGATTGTTGTACCGTTTGGAACTACTGTAGATGTATATCCAGCCAATAAGCTAGATCTTGATACACCTGTTACAAATGGTGTAGAATACGAATCTACATTTGAATATAGACTAAATGGTCCTGTTGAGGTGCCAGCTGTCGTTAATGTAATTAATACTGTCATAATTTATTTATTGATTTTAATATTAGAAGCTTCTTATTGCTTTAGCACGATATGAATTAGACTTATTATCACCAAGTCCAGTTCCATTTAAAAAGTTTATAGCAGATGCAAAGTTTGCACTACCACTTGTAGAAGTCCAATATGGAACATTTGCATAAACACCAATTGCAACTTTATTTGGGTATATACGCTCTAGTTCCTGTTGGCTTGGTAAGTACCAATCGCTGTATCCACCTTCTACTAAATCTCCACATAGTCTAGCTGGAATTCCTGCAGTAGGACAGCCTGCCATGATATCAATTGTATTTTGATTACCTGTACCTAGTGCATATTGAGTTGATATAAGTGTACCAGTACATCCCCAGGCTGCACCTGTTGAAACATCTGATACAGCAGCTACTAGTCCATGTTGAGAAAGTGGATCATATCCTGGATCAAAAGATTGTAGAATATAAGCTATGATACCACCTAATGCTGCTTGACCAACTGTGTAAGTACCTGGTGGTATTGGAACAGAAGTAGTAGTTGTGGTTGTTGTTGGAGTAGCTGTAGTGGTTGTTGTAGTTGTGCTACTTGAAGTAGTTGTTGTGGTGGTAGTTGGAGTTATGGTAGTAGTAGTTGTTGTTGTAGAACCTGGACATCCAACAAATCCTGTTGCTGCAATTGCATACAACGTACCTCCTGGGTTTGTTGTCACAGATCCTGTAACTACCCATGTATTTCCTGGAGAGGTTACCCTATCATTAATTGCAAATGTTCCAAACGGATACTCTTCAGAATATGCTATAGAACTATCTTCACAGTTTGTTATTTGGTACCATATAGATAAAGGAGTAGCAGTGGTAGTAGTCGTTGTAGTGCTAGTAGATGTACTAGTAGATGTAGTAGTAGATGTACTAGTTGTTGTTGATGTAGAACTAGATGTAGATGTTGTAGTGGTTGTAATAGGAACAGCGGTAGTTGTTGTTGTTGTTGTACTGCTACTGCTGGTAGTAGATGTTGTAGTTGTTGGTGTTATTGTAGATGTGGTGGTTGTAGTTGTTATTGGTATAACAGTTGTAGATGTAGTAGTTGTAGTTGGAGTGATGGCACAAGAGTTTACCAATGTACAGAACATCACCTTTAAAGATGGGTTCTGATTAATTACAGTGATGAGGGTTTGTACTAACTCTATAGGTTCAAGTGCGTTATCTAGTTTCTGCAAAGCTAATGTCAATATATCCCCTGTATCAATTCCTGAGTTAGGAAGATCTGGGCCATTATATTGAACAGCTGATGTAGGAATAGGATAACCAGCAAATGCTCCATTATTACATTGCTGTGGATAATAGGCATTCACTGTATTCTCAAAGCAAGGGGTACCAGGTACGCAAGCCATTATAATTTAGTTTAATCGATTAAGGGATGTACATGATGTAGTAGCACGCGCGTACAGGTTGAATGTTAGCATGACCTAATCCACCACCTGTATTACCAACGGTTACATTTATACCTGTAGTGGCAGTTGCTGTATACTGAGGAGCAGTGAGTGCTGGATCACTATTTGTTAATTGTGTAGCAACACATTGTGTTCCACCAGAGTCATCTGTAGTTCTGTTACCTCTAAAGATAGAGCTACCAGGAGCATGTACGTGACCAGGATCAGTAACTACAACAGAGTGTGAGTGTGCAGGGATTTGTGTGCTGTTTAATATTATAGTGTTAACACCACCACCATCTCCAAGAGCATAGTTAGGGTTACCAACGTTAATAGGGTTAACAGCAGGATCTAAAGTTCCACCACCCATACCAACAATAGCACCTACAGGAACACGTCCTCTTTTATCAGGAGTTCCATTTAAGCCATTACATAGATAGATTTTATCAAACCCGTCAGCAGCAATACCTGCTCCAGTGATATCAAAGTAGGTCAATGAACCATAGTATTCTACAGCTGTATAAGGAACCATCTTTGTATAGTTCTGTGTAGGAGCAAGACTATTTAAGTAAGCTTGGATTAAACCATTTAGATCAGCAAGCTTTACGTAGTTTGTACTTACGTTTAAAGCTAATGCCGTTAAGTCTACACCTAATTGACAAAGCTTTGTAATAACAGCCTGAACAACAGCATGTGTATCAGAAGAGGCTGTTACACCTGTAAGACAACCTATGTTATAATCTGCATTCAATACAGCAATATCAGCTTCTACAGCATCAACTTGTACCTGTAAATCACACGCAGCTTTTACTAAAGCTGTAAATAAATCTAAAGCAGAAGGAGTTCCACACGTAGGGAAACAAGGAGGAAGATACTGTGTAACTAGATTACAATAATCATCTAGATCTATATCGATAGAGATTCCTGTTCCATCTAGAAAACTAATCACTTTATTAATAAGAGCTTGCTCTACAACAAGAAGGTTATCACCAGTATCTATTCCTAAAGAAGGGATAGGGTCTCCTGTATATCTAACACATTTATCAGAAACAATCTCTACACAACCGTTATAACAATTTGTACAAGACATTTTATAAATTATTTATGAATTAAAAGTTTTACTTTACTCGCTATCATCTTCACAGTAAATTGACTACAGTAGTCAGGGTTACAATATTTGTAAACTAAGATTCTTTTATAGTTTAGTAAGTCACCAATTACAACTCCTGGTACAGGATAATTTAAAGAGAATACGATATTATTATATTGATTATTTGCCAAGTCTGTTAACTTGCAATCAATATCATTTAATAGTACAGGTATAGTTGTACAATCAATACAGTTTGTAAGCCTTGGTGATAACATTTTTTATTCTTTGAGTTGCTTGCTTCAGCTTATAATTACATGCTGAACATAAGCCATTAATTAATTGACATCCACATCCTACTTTGATGCCACATTCTCTACAGTTTGCCATTTTATTGAAAATTAATTATGTAGTTATTTCCTGAACAACCACAGTTGGTTCTAATAAAGTTGTTAAGCATTTTATCTGCTTGTATATACAGTTTGTTAGAAGTGTCTACAGCACAGTTATTAGCTGCAGCAATAGAACCCTGAATCATGTAGTATACACTATTTAAATTTACCTTAGCCTGTGTCTTGATAGCAAGATCGCATTCCATCATATCAAGCTTCATGAAAGCATTGTCAAACTTCTCTTGTAATTGGTCAACACGAATAATGGTTTTGGTAACATAGTTCAGATATGCAGGAGCAACAGAATATGTTAATGTATAGATTCCATCAGGTAGAGGAATCAATGGAGCTCCTACAACACTAAGTCCTAATGAGGCCGAATTAAATATATTAAAGTCATTAACATTAAATGGTAAAAATACAGGATCAAATCCAGGCATTGTTACTTCAAGAGTTGGAGAAGAAACAACAGGAGGATTTGTATTGTAGGTTGATGCATCAGCTACACCTAATGTTAATGTGTTATAAGTTGGTACTACTAGTATATCTAAGGTCATGTCTTTAAAATAAATATGCCAGAGGACTTGAGAAATATCCTCTCACCCTCTGGCATAGGTTATATGATTCTACTTTTATTCTATTAAGGAATCAAAGTAGTTGTTGTTGAAGTACTAGGCCAAACAGTAGTTGTAGTAGAAGTAGTACTTGTTACAGGACCGCTCTCATTAGTAACAGCACCTAAAGCAGCAACTAAAATTGCCTCGATTGCAGCAGTTGCACCACTAGGGATAGCAATGATTACAGTGCTATCTTCATAGATATAGTCGCCCCACTGATACTCAGACCTGTTATACTCATTAAACTTAATGTAATAAGTGTCATAAGTAGTACCATCAGTTACCCAAGACTCAAAGTTCTCGTTGTAACCAACCATTCTGTACAAATGTTTAAGGTAACCAGCTTGATAGCTATAGAAGTTTTTCTCTAATTGCTTAATCTCATCTGAAGTACCAGATATGTAAGAAGCACGTTGAGTAACTACAGCCTCAGCAACGATGTTACAATTGTCAGCAACGATGAAGTCAGCAGTTGTAGCTGGTCCACTGTACACAAAAGTACGGAAGTACATACGATCGTATTCCCAAGGGAAAGCAGCAACATCACATGGTTGACCATATTTAGTTAATGGTTTACCAGAGATAACTAACTTAGCGTTTTGATCGTTACCAACTCTTTGGAATTGATAGAAAGTGTTGAAGCTAATGTTGTCAGGGTTGTTACCTGGAGCTTCTTGTTCAAACTTTAAGATAGCTTGATCAATAAAAGCAGGAACATCAACTTCTGCACAAGGATCGCCACCACACTCTAAACAAGGAGCAACAACTGTAATAGAACGGGTGAAACCGTTGAAATACAATGTGTCAATGTAAGAAGAATGAGCACGTAATGTGAATGTTACAACCTCACCTGGCTTAACGTTAAAGTTACTAATCTGAGTTACTTGGTTAGCAGCAACTGGGTTACCAGTCACCTTGTACCATTCTGTAACGTTTGATTTGCAAGAAGAACCTGTAGGACATCCAGAAATTTTGTCTGAACGCTTAGATCCTTGTAAATAAGTGTTAACTCTACCTTGAGCTAAATAGAAGTACGGTTTAGCAGCAATGTTACCTGCAGTAGCTACAGTGTAATCGCTTCTAAAGATACCAAACTGACCTGCGGTCAAGTTTTGCGTAGAACCAGAGCTAGGTAGAGTGTTTCCTACTGGAACTACGAAGAGGGTAGTTAATGAAAAATCAGCCATTTTGTTTTATTTAAATTGTGAAAATAACTATTCGTTTGTTTGAATTCTAAACTGAGCACTTTGAACTGCAGATTGATTCTCTGTATACATCGCTAGGTTTTGAACTGTTAAGTCTAACAACTCATCTTCTAGGTATGTTTCTAGTTCACAGTCTTGATCATAAGAGTTCTGTCCGTCTAACATAACATATCCAGTCTTATTAATATACACTGGGTATCTCATGTACGATACATATATTTGCTTAGGTGTAAATGTACCATCAGTAAATATAGAAATCTCATCAGAAGATATAGAATTAAACGTTTCTTGATATTCAAATGATGGTCTATAGTGAGTGTTAGTTAAGCAAAATTGTAAATCGCCATGCTTAGTAAGATCTCTATTAATCCATATTTTTCTATCTGTACATCTACCCTTATCTGCTAATACATAACTATCTATATAGAACATGTATTTTGGAGTGAGTAAATGAATATCTGCAGACCATTGATTTAACTCAGCATTTAGTAGTGTTAAATTTAGGGGTTGATGGTTATAATTTACCACCAAACTTTGTAGGTCTTCGTAACGCTTTTTGAAAGCATCTAGACCTAAACCAGAAACTGTGTTTTGACCGTCAACCTTCTGTTTAATCAACTTGATCTGAGCCTCATTCAAGGCTAAAATCTTATCTTCCAATTGAATTTGTTGATGCTCGTTAGTTGATAGTTTATTTAGTTTCTGGTCAATTTTATATAATAAACTATCTACGGGTATCATACAGAAGCTATTTTCTTAGTTTTTAATTTTCCTTCCAAGGTTAATAATTCGTCTTGGTTATCTTCATCAGCAAGGAATTTAACTAAATCATCTTCATCCTTAGCAATCTCAAACTCTCCTTCATACACCTTACCATTAGGTTTTAAACGATATACTGAGTGAGCAATAGCTTGCTTAACCAAGTCTTTAATATGGAGTAAGTTTTCCTTCATATCTGCAAATCTGCTGAACACCTCTACAGGGTTTAAACCAGCATGTTTACCATTCTTGAATTCTGTTTGTTTTAATAGGTTGTCTACCTGATTGTATACAGAGTCTTCTTTAGTATCTTCTGTAACAGGTAATCCTAACAATCTTGCCACCTTGCGTTTCTTCTCAGGACTCATTGAATCAAACTTGACAATAGCCTTGTTGATCAATTGTTTCTTCTTGAATATCACTGCATTTTCAATTTCATCATCAGCAACGTAAAATTGTGTATCTGCAGGAACTTCACCACGTTCCCAAGCCTGATAGCTAGAGGCAATTGTTGGATGAACTCTTAACCATGCAAAAGCTAATTCTTGAAAAGGATTAGAGAAATCAAAGTAGTTATCACCATCCATCAACTTAACAGCTTGTACATGTAATGTATCATCTGTAGATGTAGACAATCCATAGTTCCAGAAACTAGAACGAGGACCTAAATCAACATCACCTAAATTAGCTTCAAGTTTTTGTTTAAGTGCTGTAACTCTTTCAACTTCCATTTCTCTTTCAAGACTGTCACCCATTCTACGAATGTATGCAGCATTTGGATCTAATCCAGTTCTGTACTGTCCATCAAGTTCCTTGTAAGGATACTTAAATACACCTGTTCCAGGGATCCTGGTTAAACCTTTCTGTGCAAGTCCACCTTGCATAGTTTGTAACTGAGAGTTGTTGTAATCTTTCTTTAACGTAGAGATTTTTCCTATCTTACCCATATGTAGTTGTTTTTGTTTGGTTTATTTTTGCAGATGGGTTCTCAGCGAAGAGAGTGCCATACAGACATGTAATCTGTATCCATCCATCTGTGTGAGAAGACTCCCCCACTTGGAGCAGTGGGGGGGAATTCTTCTCGGTAGGTTATTTCTAATCCTTAGATTAGAATTGTGGTATTTCTTCGATTAATACTGTACGTGATAAATCTTCAATGAATACATCACAACGGTCTTTCATCCAAATCTCATAACCAGGGAATTTGTTTGCAGAACTCATACCTTGAGACTTAGCAAAACCTAAGTGGTGACGAGTACCATCGATATAACCCCAAGTCATTGAAGGAGCACCCTTCATACGTACTTCACGGATGTTGTTTACCATTGAACCATCGCTCATTGGAGATACATCAAACACCATGAATACAGGAGTAGATTTTTTGTTCTGACCGAATTCTAAGTTAGTTTGAGGAAGGTCTAATTCTTTTAAGTGAATTAGTTCAACACGACCTGTTTCACGTGTAACCATTGCATCGAATGCAAAGTTGTAAGTGATGTGTTGACCTTCTCCTTGCATGTAGCGATTACCAGAATCAGCCATGAAAGTTAAACCAGAATTAAGTGCATCATTTTTAAGAGCTTGTTGGAACACATCAAAGCCAGCTTCGTTTGTGTACATTTTAACTCTACGATCCTTAACATCAACACGTCTGTAGAATAAGTCACCAAACACTGAACGAATCAAGTTTGCAGTGAACTCACCACGGTTGTATTGTACTAAGTTACCGTTATTACGCATTCTGTGGTAAACACCAGCAGATGTACGCTTTAATTCTTGCTTAGAACCATTAGTCTTCACGGTACCAGGCTTAGCCCAGATCATACGCTTAACTTTTAATTCTAACATAGACTTACGCATCCAGAACTCAATAAATGGTTCCCATTTAACATCGTTACGAGTTAAAGGTAATTGGTTACGTCTTTGTGGAGCATATACTAAGATGTCAAGAGGCTTACCAGAAGCATCACGCATCATTTTATCATCAGCCCACTCAGTGATCTTGTGCTCATAACCATATGCAGAACCTAAAGATTCAAACATAGTGATTTGCTCACCTAAACGAGGAAGACCTAATAAGTCTTGATCGAATTCACCGATAGCAGCATCAACTAATTCTAGTTCGATACCAGTTTGTAAGAAAGTAGCACTTACGTAATCTACTTGAGGGTTGTCAGTCACAAGAGTGAATGTGTACAAGAAACCAGCGTTCCAAGGTTGAGGATCCTTGATAACGTAGAAACGAGGACCATACTGACGAGTACCTACAGAAACAATAGCGTTCTTAGAAAACTCATTTGTGTCAATTACAAGAGAAAATTCTTGACCATCGATACCTGGCTTATCTAAAGCTAGAGTGGTATCAGGGATGTCAATGATTTTTGGAAACTTGTAAGGAACTTGTACTTGCCACTTCCAAGCATCACTGTTATTATCGATATAGTAAGGAGTAGACTTGTTGATCATGTCTAGGAAATCATTACTGTAAAGAGAACTCTGAGTATACAAACTGATAATTTTCTTATCATAATCTGCTGGCTCAGTTGAGTGAAAACTCTCCAAGTGGTTAGAATCTGTTAACTTACCTACTGCACGCTTGTCCATAGAAGCAACACGAGCATACGTAAATCCAGTTAAACCTGGGATTGTTTGAATTGCCATTTTGTTATTTTTTTAATTAATGTTTATAAATTGTTTATTGAAACCATGAAGTTGTAGGCTTAGGCTTATTTCCTGTTTTTGTAGAACTTTTGCTAACTTGTCTAGCAACTTCACCAAACAATTCATTTGACTTTTTGGTGATACCAGTCTTTTGTATTGTAGATAGAGTAGGATCCTTTTCTAAAATCTTTAGTAACAGTCCAATCTTAACCTTTGTTGCATGGTTTTCTGGACGTTTAAGTTCTAGAATAGTACGATCAAAATCTGTGAGAGTCTCACCAGATGCTGTCTTATACTTATCTACTAACAGGAAATCTTGTAGTTCACCAGCCAATTTAGGGTTCAGAGGAATACCGTCAAACTCTTTTGTTTTTAGTTTTTCTTGTAATACTGACTGAACGTTTTGAAAGTATTGCTGTTTAACAGCAGCTTGCTGTTGTAATCTTCTTTCATTCTCTTGCTCCATTTCTTGAAGCTTTGCAGCTTCTTTCTTAACCAACACTTTGTGGTGTTTAGTAGCAACAGTTTCCAAATCACCGTAATTCTTAAGTCTTTCAACTTCTGTTGTAACATCCTCAGGATCAAATCCTTGATCGTTGAGTGCTTGTTTAATTACTGCAATTTGGTTAGCTTCGTCTGCTAAATCCATCTCAGCAAAACTCTTTATATTATTAAAAGTACCGAAATACTCTTTTGGATCTACTCCTTTTACAAATATGGCATCAAACGCTTGTTGATAATCTTCTCCAAATTGACCAATGAAGTTGTTTACCACCTCAATAGCTCCTTTCTTCTTCTCAGCTTGGAAACGCTCAAGAAATTCTTCAGGAGTGGAAATTGCAACATCCTCTTCATCTTCATCGTTGGTAAATACACCAAGTTTGAAAAGATCTTTAGATAGAGATGTGAATGGACTAGCTGGTTCATCACCTTCTATTTCTTCATCATCTTCTGTATCTACAGGAGCTTTTGCTTTGGGAGCTGGAGCAGGAGAATCATCTTCATCCTCTTCCTCTTCATCATCTCCACCTAGTAAAAAGTCCTGTAAAGACTTTGCATTATCTTCTTTCTTTTCCTCATCATTCTCTTCTGAAGCATCAGCAGGAGCTGGTGTCTTTTTTGCAGGTTTAGGTGCAGGAGCAGGTTCATCTTTAATATCTTGGATATCATCAGGATTGGTAGTAGAAGTTTCAGGAGCAAATAAATCGCTTAAAAGTTCTTGGTTTCCCATACCCATTTCCATAGTATCTTGAATACTAAAGTTTCCCATTGATGGGTTTTCTAGATTTTCAGCCATATGTAGTTTATTTATTATTGGTTTTCAGATGTAAAAGTATATTATTATAAATTAATACCAAAGAGGTAGTGCATTATAAGGCTCATTATTCACGATAATATAGCATTAATGTAATTCACTCTAATCAAGATTGTTTGTAATTGTGTCATTTATTAGCCTGTAACTCCTAATTGGAGCTAAATCAGTGAGTGTAACTTGTTGAATGTCAACACCCCACTTCCTTGCTTCAACCCTTACCTTCTTAGTTAATGTGTTATCAAGTTCTGCATCTGTACATTCTTCCAGGGACATAGCCATGATTACATTTTTTATGACACTTTGTGACATGTCAGCTATTGCATCTTGGGCATCAAACACTTCTAGCAGGAATGTTTTTACATCTGATATCTTGTATTTGATTACACCCTTGACAACAATGTTCTGTTTATCACTAGTATACAAAGATTGTGCTGGAAGACTTAATGTTGTCACAACGACATGTTGCTCAATCACCTCATCTGCAAACGGTATCTTTACATGGAATCCAGGTTTTAATAACTTTTTAAACTTGCCAAATCTTAGAAGCACAGCCTCCTCGTAATCCCTAATAATAATACCAGGGAGTACGTCTGAGCCAAATTGTAACACAACGTCAATTAGCCTATCTAACATAATTACTTAGTTTTCTTATTTGCTCTACCTTTAGCATTTTCTTTAGCAACAGCTAAATCATTTGCTTGGTTTTCTCTAGCCACTTGTAACTTCTCTCTTTCCAATTGAAGTTTCTCAGCATCTTGTCTTGTTCTAGATTGAATCTCTTGAAGTCTTAATTGGTAATCATTGCTAGCTTTAGATTGCTCTAAACCTAACTTATTGATTTCCAATACATCAGGAGCTCCAGACATATCAAGATCTGATAGAGGACCACTCTTTGATTCAGCAGCAATAAGTGCAATTTCTTTCTTATTGATTCTATCAAGTTCCTTCTGATAGTCATCATGAGCCAATTGTTTCTCTTGAGCTTCTTGAGCTTGTTGGATTTGAGCCATAGCTTGCTCTTGCTGCTGTTGTTGCTGTTGCTGTTGCAGATCCAACTGTTGTTGTTGCATAGCATCTTGCTTATCCTTAAGGCTCTTAAACACCTTCTTCATCTTACGTACAGAATCAGTGCTGTAGAGTTCAATGATATCATGTAATGAACCACCATTTTGTATAACAGCTTGAGACAATCCACGTAATTCGTTAAACATTTTCTGATCTTCAGGGCGATTGGTTAAGAACACCTTAAGGTCACGGAATTTGAGATCAGTTCCATTCACCTGTACGAAAGCAGACTCTCCATCAGATGTAATGTATGATAGGGTGGATTGTGGTTTACTAGATTCTACATATAAAGCAGCATCAATGATAGCTTGGTACAATTGACCAAGAACATATTCATGAGCTACAAATAAAGGTTCTGTTTGAGAATAAGATTGTGTAAGAGCTGCGTTTGTACCTGTGGCACTTTCACTAGCTGATACAGATCCCATTCTTTGTTTAGACATACCCACTAGTTCCCAACACTCTTGCTTAAGTTGCATAGCTAACGTGTAACGAGATTGAATCTCCTGCGTACGTGTAAGGTCAATATCTCTAAACTGATTGAAGCTAGAAGGACTCTTTAAGTTTTCAGGAGAGTCATCAATAAATACAACTCCTCTATTACGAGCTTCTAGTTCCCATATATCTAAAGCATCTTGAGCATCACCGTCCTTAGGAACAGGGATGTGTCTGATGGATGTCAAATACACCTTACCAACTTCCTTCTCAAGAAGTGTGTAAAGCTGGTTCATACATACATTATATAACACTTGGAATGGTTTCATTAAGTCTACTAAGCTCTTAGCTTCTGTATTCTTAACTTCATGAACCAATCCAATGATAGGACAATAGCTTAATAGTTTGTATGGTTTAACATGGTAGATGTCTGGACCAATCTTAATGCCCTGATACCATTGGTTAATCCAACCCCATTCTAAAGAAATCTCTGTAGGAATTGTCTTACTCTTATAGTTTTCATCAACAAGCATAGATTGCTCATTGCCCATTTCATCTGTGTAGACTAACTTACCAATCTTCTTCTTAGAGATCCAATAAGCTCTAACTACCACATACTTATAACCAAATGAGCTTACATTAGATGTAAGTCCCAAGAAGTCTTTAAGTCCATCATCGTTCTCTTTCATTTCTGATTCAATAATCATTCTTGTTTGTAGAACAAGAGGATCGTATGTATCATATTGTACTGAATCAATACCAGGTGTTGCATTTGGATTACCAAGATTTGATTCACGTACATTAATCAATCCATAGTCTTGTAAAGAACTACGTAAGTGATCTATTTCTTCTTTAGTTAGGTCAGGAATAGCTTCAATGATTTCAGATAGTTCCATCACCTGTACAATACCAGCAGCATATGCTCCTTGTGCTCTACCTGTAGGATCTGAAACATACTTTCTATCTGGTGTAGTTAGGAACCAAGTGTTTTTAGGGTTAGCCACCTCAATGTTAAATCCAAGCTTTGAGTTATCTTCATATATATGATAGAACTCTCTAGCTGAAATCAACATATCTCTGAATGCATCTTCTGATTTCTCCTTAAGATTAAACTCTGCTTTCTGACATGTAAGAATATGGTTGGCCCATTTCTCAGCAATAGATGTGTAGCTATCTAGCTCATCTTTCACTTGATCCATTGTCATTTGTTGAACCTCTTCATCTTCTAACTCTTGTCCATTTAACTGGGCTTTGGTTAATATCTTTTGTCTAGCTTCATTCATAATGTATTCCTGTAGAATACCAGTTTTGAATTCTAGTTCTTCAGCTTGACTATCATCATCAAATGCCTTCACACGGAAAGCATCTGGTCTTTTAGAAATCTCTCCAACTAACTCATTAAGAGGAGTGGTGATAATAGAATACATTTTTACATATGAAGGAAGGTTTAAGTTAGCTTCTAATGTTTGTGTAAAGCTACTTACAACAGGCTCTTGATAGAAATCCTCCATACGCAAAATACCCTTGACAAGATCATAGTTCTTGACAAAGGTGTCTCTGTTCTTCACATACTCAGCGTATGATTTGTTGGCAAAATAATCCATTGTGTTTTTAATCCAACTCTCATCTTGCTTCTCCTTCTCAGTTTTAAACTGATCAGGAAATATATTTAAATATGCATACCTAATCGTAGCATCTTTTGTATACCGTATAATTGCCATTATGTAAAAAGTTTACGTTTTCTTTTATTAAATATTCCTCTTGATGTAGAAAATAAAGGGTTCTTTGGTGATCCTGAATGCATCGCTTTCACTCTATCATCACTAGACCCACCAATCTTTCCAAATATAGGATCCATTTTAAGTGCTTGAGCAATAGCTAATTCTGCAGCAATGATACGGTCAAAGTTACCTGAATCATTATATTGAATAACTTCTTCAAGTAATACAGGATCAAATATCTTACTTATTCCCAACACTTCTCTCACAATCTCACCAGCTTCATTTGTCTCTTTATATATTGTTCCTTCCAAATACTTCTTTAAACAGTTGTGAAGATAGTCAATTATCTTCTGACTTGAACGATGTATTCCATATTCACGTCTCACTGTTGTATTTGGAACAATCTCCATAAGCCATTGAGGTTGCTTTTCTAAATAGTGAGCATCCCCTTTAGCCTTCATATATTCTATAAATGATATGTCATCATTCTCACAAAGTGTTCTAGCATTGTAATACTTGATAAGTAGGCGAGCTTGTTCTTCCCAAGTTTCTTTCTTATCAGGTCTAGCACAATACGAAGCTACGAACATATCTTGATATTTCTCACCTGTTAGGTCATGCATTCTTTTATAAACATAAACAGATCCTAATGAGCTTGAATATGCAGATTGTCCTTGTCTGTAAGGATCGACTCCTGCTACATATAATCCATATGGAGGATTATCAATAGGGAATTCATATATAACAACAGGAGCATTCTTTTGATCACTATTCTTTAGAGGGAAGTTAGATATAGGAAGTGTGTCTGTAAACTCGTGTGTTATCTTCTCTCCATCATTGAATAATATAATAGGTGTACCTGTTCTGTCTTGTTGTAATAGTTTACTCTTCTGCCTTTTAGCAGCCTCAATATCAAAGATGTTGGTATCTTCATTGAGGAATATGTCATCCACTTCCTGTGGGTAGTACATCTTTTCTTTTAGATAGGCAACTCTATCACCAGCTTTCTTAAGTCTTTCTAAGTTTTGCATAGTGATTTGGTCAGCCTTTTCTTGGTCACTTACTAGCATCTCAATCTTGTGTAAGTCGGATGTATAAGGTTCATTTAGATAAGCCCCAAGAGAGCTTTTATCTTTGGCCTCCATTCTATATTTATTAGATATGAAGAGTCCATGTATACGAGATGTATCTTTCTCATTGTTATATGTAAGGAAATTAAAGTTGTCTACATCAAACATTAAGCTCTTTGCATCCATAAATTTCTTCATATCACCGCCCGTCCCAGTAAGAATAGGAGAACATCCCCAGCCATAGGGTGTAGTGAAGCCAGGAATAGCTGCCTGTAAACCTCGAAGGAAATTTCCTTTACCAATTTCATCTATAATTAATTTACGTGGTTTTGTACCTGCAATAGCTTCCTCATTATTACCTTCATCAAGGTTACGAATTAAGATGGAAGAAAAGGGGATACGTTCTCCAGACTTAGTCTTGATACCAAGTGTAACTTGGTTTTTCCAGTTATCCTCAATTCTCTGCCATCTCCAATATTCTGGAATGAAGTTAAGCCCCTTATCAATCTTATCTGTGATAAGCTTAATATCTGGAGCATTCAAACCAGCAATAATGTTTTGTGAGTTTTCATCAAATGTTGCACCCCATGCAATATAAGATGCCTCAATAACGGACTTAGCAAAACGTCTAATACCTAGAATGACTAAACCCTTTCTTTCTTTTTGGGCTCTGTCAATTTCGTTTGTTACCAGCCACTCGTTATCACGTAATAAAGGATTAGCATATTTCTGTGCAATCCTTCCATACTCATCAATAATATCCACCTCTGTATGCCAAATGTTTAGGTGCCAATATAAAAAGGGGTTAATATATACACCCCCCATCATACAGCCATTTAAACATAGGTCTTTGTGAAAATCATAGAATTCCTTATATTCCTCAGATGCTCTGTCTGGCAGACGCTTCTGATTAATAAACCAGTCTTTGTAATCTATACTCTGTATGTGTACATTCATTATCTTCTGTTCTTAAGAAACTCTTCTGCAGCACCAGATAATTCCCCTTTACCTCTCACTTCCACCTTTGCCTCTTCAACGCTTCTTAACTTGTCTACCACCTCAATAAGAGCTAGGTAGTTTTTCATTGTCTCTTGTACAAACTTACCTTGTGCCTCAATAGAAGCTATCACCATAGGTAACATACCTCCTTTAGCTGTAGGTTTCCACTCAATTCTGTCTTTTAGTTCATGAAGAGGGTTTGCATCTACATATTGTTTCCATGAAACAAGCTGTGTCTCAGCCCATTCAAGCTCTGTATTTATAAATGTAGTTTTTTTAATAGTTGTCGCCATAATCTTCGTCTTCTTCTTTTAGAATATTGTCTAAATCCATTCCCTCCTTGATAATCTTATCAAGCTCAGACTCATCTGTATGGGGAATATCCATTTCAAGCTTTGTTTTATATTTATCCATGGCAAATGCTAGCTCTTTGTCTGTCATTCCCCATATATCTCCATATTCATCAAGAGCTGTGGCTATGTGTCTTCCCATGTTATACTCTGGGAATCCCTTATGTAGTTCTTGAAGGGTATGAATTACACTATTGTAATAATTCTTCTTACTCACTGTATTTATAATAATTGGTTTAAGTCCTCATCGGACAGTTTTATGTTTATTTGTGACTCGTCTGGGTTTAGATTTGTATCTTCCTCAGGAGACATGTATGATGAGTTAAAGGAAATACCTATCTTATCCTGTTCTTCCCCATTAACACCAAGGATGTCAATGTAATCCACACCAGAATTGTATATTTCTGTTAGGTGGTCCAATAAGACTGATAAAGGAATCTTTCTTAATATAACATCATGGTTATTTTCCATCGATAGCTTGTTTTATTTCATCATATTCATCGTCTGTCATCATCTCTTTCCACTTACCAATAGGGCAAGCACATGACAGACAACTTGTTTTGGCTGATAGTGTACATCCACAATCTATACAATGTACATCTGGTCTAATAGACTTATGTTTTGTGGATATGTTCTCACAGGCATTACATATAGCCATTCTTTCCTCACTAACATTAGCGATTAAAGCTTTCATTTTAGCTGGAGGAAACAGCTTGTTTCTCCATCCTTCATAAACCTTGGATAGATCAATCATATCTGAGCTTTGGTTTTAATTGATTGATTGTTATATGTGTATTGGCTAATGTCACTGTAGCAGCATTTCTTCTCTGCTCTGTAATTGTGTCATCAGCCAGTATTTTTTCCATGGCTCCCACCTTAGCATATAAGGCTTCTAGCTTCTTAATGGCCTTTTTGTTGTTAAAGAGTAACTTACCAAACCCAGATATCTCTACACTGTGGTTGGTTTCAAGAGCCTCGTTAGCGGATTGGAACTGATGGTTGACAACAGCCTCAATTGTCTTCTCACTCGTAAGCATCTTAACAGCTAGCATCCTAATCAAATAGTCCTTGACGGACATGCTTATTGGCTTATCCATGACTAAGGGTTATTTGTAAGACTATATCGTTCTCGAAGTTGAGGATAATCATTGGGTTCACCTTCACCTTGGTTCCGTCCTTAACAAACACCCCTAGCTTCTTAAGCTTGGAGATGATGTTGTTTATTGTAGGAGCTGTACTGTCATACTTCTCACAGAACTCTGTTCTGATGTTGGCATAGGAGATGTTACCCTTTATGGCTGTAAATGCCACGAGCTGTATCTCCCTCTGTGTAAGCTTCAACCCATTCAATGATGACAATAGGGAATAATACTTCTCAGCTATAGCGAATTGATCCTCTACAGGCTTCTTTAGTTTCTGAACTATTGTCTTCTTGGTTGTTGGTTGTTCCATATTTAATTAGGGCAAAGGTAATTGATTTACAATCATCTACAAATAACTTAATTAGTTATTTATAACACCTAATGCTATATTATGCATCATTTCCTTCTTTCTCTATCCAGAACAGAATACTAATGTTTATGAAAAAGAAACCTATACGTAATTCTCTCTCTACATTCTTATCTTCTAGGACAAACTCTGTATACGATAAGCCTAGAAGGAAATAAGGAGTCATTAACAGGTTAATCTCTAATGCAAAATCTATTTCGTTATACCTGGAAAAACCATGTATTAAGGAAATAACAATCAGTAGTGTTACTATTATATATATCATGTTGTTTGTTTTTAACCCACCCTCCACCCCAAAGGTAAGGGGAGGGAATTCATATTAACAAATTTATTTTAAAATTGTGGATAACTTCTATAGCAAGATGTTATAATTCTGGTACAGCACTATATTATAATACATATAATCTGTTGGAAATATCCATCACTATATGCCATAACATATCATAATGTGTTATAAAAGCAACATTGTCAAGCTGAGCATGTCCCTTATAAGACACATTATGTAAAGCTATTCCTTTACAAAACGTAAAATAAGTAAAGCTATAACTTGACACTTTTGGCAGAATATAGACTTGTTATAACTTGCCAAATCAGGAAGTAAAACACAGCCAAACTAGGAAGTCTGTAACAAATAAGTATATAAATTTGTTACAAGAGTGTCACAAATATTTGAAAAAGTGTGACAAACCAGGAGGCTAAATAAACTCCACATCATCCCCCTTACCATTCATGGGATTGTCATACACCCTAATATCATCAGAATAGAAATGTTTAATAACCCCTCCAGGTAACCTAACCAGCCAGACCGTATTCACGTTTAGCCCATAGTCCATAATAAACATAGCCTCCCCTTCCCCATGTGCTTTACACCAAACAGGAATTGTTGGATTGAGCTGTAGCATCATGCCATACATATATTACATTTTTATTTAATACAAATATACGTCATTCTGGTGAGATAAAAAAATTTTTCTAAAGCTAGGGATGTCTTGTATATATGGGGGAAGAGGGTACTTCATATTGCAACCCCGTGTACAGATTGGCAGGTTGACACTATCCCCTGCTTAATTTATAATCAAAAGTGCTTGCGACACATTAAACACTGCAACAAACACCGTGAGACAAACTCAAATCTTATCAGGCAAGTTCTCAACAGGAACAGATTCAAAAGGTAATTTCTCTGGCTACAATGCTGGTGGTGAAAGAATCTTCATCCACAAGTCACAGATGGAATCAGTAGGCTTTGTTACAGCTGATGATGTTAAGTTCCCATTCTACGCATTGATTGCTAACAAGCCAATCCAAACTCGCGATGCTAATGGAGACATCACAGATGTGGTGGTTGACAGATTGCAAGCATTAAGCTTGTTCAAGACTTCTGCCGAGTTAACAGCTGCTGTTAATGCAGACTTCGCATTAAGCTTGGATGCTGCAAAAGCTCGCAAAGAGATGGCAACAGCTGCTGGTCTCAATGAAGAGAGTGTTAACACACTTCTTCAAATGGCATAAGCCATTCATAATGGACAACAGACTCTCAACTAATGAGAGTTTGTTGTTCTTTATATATATGGGTGGGCATAGAATGCATTAGGGTGGGGAAAACAAAGACATAACACACTGATTTACAATATATTCTATGAATATATGTGAGAAGCTGTGTAACCACTCATGGATAAATAGCACATTTTTACAAACCGTTATATGTAAAACATAATACAATACATATAGCATTAAATACAAATAACATGAATAATAGCATTATTAGCAAGTATTATCTATTAGAAGGTTCTACACTAGTTAAACATACTATTCACTCTAATGGTAATGTAGATTGTTGGTTTGATTCAGGTGATATCAGACAACATAGATGTTTATCATTAGAAGACTTTACTAATTATAAGAGCCTGTAACAGGGCTCATTTGTTTCTAGCGGTTGTTAGAAATCCCTTGTTGAACGGACTGTGGGTTAACAGAACGTATTAATGTACCATTTCAGCTTCCCAAGGGCTGACAGATGTATATAGATCTATGTAACTCCATATATTAGATTTTGTTTACTATATACATCTGAGTACAGAGGGATTTTATTCTAGTTATCATTCACAACGGTAATATGCCAGCTTAGACTACTGGTTTCCTATACTAGATAGGTTCTTATTGCTCACGCTAGTGGCTTGCGTGTAATAAATTAAGACTGCTTTATGAAAGAAACATGTTGCATTATGACATACAACAGAATATACAAGCTTAGGCAACATATGGCTGTATATTCGCTTTTTACACACACATACACTAAAAAACAAACATATGTATTACATTATCAACAGAACAACTAACCAAACAACAACACATTTTGGAGATTGGCCTAATCTCAATGAACAATTAACCAATGGTGAAGACATCATTGTTGTTAGTCTTTATTCTAATACAATCAAAACTCCTTATATGGAGAATGATTGTTGGGAGTGGAAAGACTATGATGCTTCATTCTTATCTCCTGATGCATATTTTCCTTGGGATGATTATAATGATAAGATAAATCAGGAGTATGATGAACAGGATTATAATGAGCCTGAAATCAGCACAGAGTATGTTATTGCTTCTACAAGCCAGATGATGGAAGAAACAATGGTGTTTCCTTCTAACGCTGATGGACATATTACAGATTATACTGATCTGAACTGTGTTGCATTAAGATATGGTCGTTATGATTGGGAAGATGCATTCTCAGCTGTTGCTGAATTAAACACTGATGAGTACAAATACATATATGTACGCACTCTTGAAAGTGATAAGAACGTTCACAATCTATTCAGGAGAATTGATACATCAGATGCAGTTGTAATATAACAAACACATATCCTTTTGGATTAGCCTTCTACGGACAAAAGGTAAAGGATATGTTTTTTCATTCACATATTAAATAACAATTATATGAAGATAATTAAATCAATCCTACTTACAATCAAAAAAACATTAGTTATAATCTGGCTCATCTGGATAGTATTATTAGTAGGTGTTATGTTATTTCATTCAGGTCCAATTGATCTGAATATTACTAACACAATAGCTGCCACTTGGATATTCTATGGATTAACCTTTGGATTACCATTAATATTGGGGCTAGCTTCATCCTTAAATACTAAATCATCAAACACATGAGAAAGATTACATTATTCCTTCTTATAACCACTATTGTTGGTTGTAAAATTAGTTCTCGTCCTTCTACTAATGGATATCAGATGACAGTTGATGCTGATTCTATTTACATATTTGATGGAGATAGATATGTTGGCTCATTAGCTTCTTCATCTGTTCCTGCATTAGATAGTCTTATTATAGAGGACAATAGATAACACATTATTAATCAAACACTTAAACACAATCAAATGAAAATTTTATTCGCATCATTATCTGTAATCACCTCAACATCAGGTGGTTATCTATTACTTACAGCACCAACACAATCACATGTAATGTTAGGTGTTATTTTTATCCTTACAGCTATTATATGTCTGTTGTTCCTTATTATTAAGGAGCTTAGACAAGAATTAGATTTCTGGAAAGGAATTAAAACATTTATATTTGTAGCTGTAATGCTATCATTAGGCTCTTGTGCTTCTAGTAAGCATTCATGTCCTACAAATGATAAGAACTATTTCTTCAAACAACAATCAGTTAAAGCATTTTATCACAGACAATAATACACATATACATGAAAACAGTACAATTAACACCAAGAGAATGGGATACATTCAAAAAGATTGCTACATTTAACTATGTCATTGAGCTTATTAAGAAACAAACAGTCTTTATTAGAGCTGATATAAAACAATTAGAAAGTCTAGGCTATTAAACCTAGACTTTCTTTCATATTAAACTATTATATTATGTTTATAGATTGCAAGCTCGTACTTAAATCATATGTACCTGAGAAATTAGAGAAGGGCATGTGGTTCGTAAGAGTTAAAACAGAAGTTATATACGGAGAGAAACAAGAATATCTCTCCGTACATGAACTAGCATTAGTTCCAAGGGATATAGATACATATCTCACATACAATGGCTATCCTGTTAAGCCATATCTTGTATATCCAATGATTAATCCTGATGATACAGAGGTGATTGCAGCCTATCCAGAAGAAATAGGTTGGTGGGATGAAGGTGATCACGTGGATGAATTAAGGGATATAACAGTGAAAGATATCAACAATATATTGGAGTGGGACAATTCAATGGTACAAATAGAGGTGTTTGATGATGAGGAAGATGAAGATGGTACACCAATTCCAATATTATACAATGATAAGGTGACTCTCAGAGATGTACATACAATAGATCACGATGATGATGAAGATTGGGATGATGATGAGGATTATCTAGATGATGGAGATGATGATGTATGGGATGCTGAGGATCACAACACAGAATAACATTTATTAACCAACACACACAAACATGCAAGAATTACTAAACTTATTATCACAGGTGGTTAAAAACCAAGAACAGCCACCTAAGATTAAAATCAAATTTAACGTTGAGAAAGAAAGGGAAATGACATTTAATGACCCTGAATTTATTAAATGGTGTAATGACCACAATGTTGGAATGCTTTGGGATCGCTCTGCGGTCCATCTTGGTTAGTGTTATGTGGTGGTAAAAAGGCTCTCAATTAAGTTTGAGGGCCTTTTTTATTTATTGTCACTTATTTACTTATTATAAAAAACAAACAAATGAAAAATCGTAAGAATTACACACAGACAGAACTTCAATTAATTGAAACAGCTTCTCAATCAAGAGGTACAGCTAAAAGAATAGCTAGAAGAGTAGCTAAGGAGTTAAAACGCTCAGAAACTGGTGTTTACATCCAGGTGAGAAAGTTCCGTAAAATGTACAAACCTGTTGCTACAACAACAGCTCCAATTGTTGCACAGCCAGCAAAACCAGCTGTTAAGACAACAAAAGATTTTGTATTAAACTTCACACCAAAGAAGACAGAGGTGTTCCAAGATCACGTTAGACTTTATTTCTAGTCATCAAAAACCATACATATGCCAAACGCTACATTAGTCTATTCATCAAGACTACATCCAAGAAATCACATTACAGTGTATTATGCCAATAGTACAAACTGGAATGCTACAAAGCTTATTGATGCTATTATAGCTGCATCAAAACAACGTAGAGTTGTTCCCAAAGATAATACATTTGTATTTATGGGTAAGGTTGTACGCAAAAAAAATGTTGGGCAGTAAGTAAAACAATGAGCCCTGTGTACTATCTTTGTACATGGGGCTTATTTTTAACATTAAATAGACTAATATGAGCGTAGAATGCGTATGTATCAATGATGGTGGTAGACCAAAAGAAATACCAGCAAACAAATGGGTTAAGAAGGGTAACACATACACAGTGATATTTACTGTCACTGTATTACCACAGAAGGAATTAGGTGTACAGCTAGCTGAAATAGAGCTAACAGACAGAGAATTACCATATGAATACTTCTTAGCCAATAGATTTGCATTTACAGAGGAAGCATTAAAGAAACTAATTGAATTAATTAAAGACTGTTCTGATATAACGTTCTCAATGGATGAGTTATTGAAACAAACAGAATTAGTTGAAGCATAAACATATTATATGCAAACAGCAATGCAAGAATTTATTGAGTATTTAGAAAAGGCTTATTACATTAACGAGTTGACAAATTTTGACGAAGATAAAATTCAATTTCTAGAAAAAGAAAAAGAGCAGATAATAGATGCTTACTATGGTAATATAGATGGAGTATATGGATATAGAGAAGCAGGAGAAGAATACTACAACCAAACCTATAATCTATGAGAAATATAATCATAGCCTTATCAGGAGTTATAAGTGTATTAGTTATTCTTATGGCTTTATTAATGAAGCAAAAGAATAATATAGAGCTTGAAATGTCTGCAATACAATCAAAATCAGATAGTTTATATGATGAGATTGTCCCATTAAAGTACCAAAATATGAGATATGAGTACATTTATGACCAGTTAAGCACAAATCCAGAGGTAATAAAAGCATTTAATGAAACCGAATAAACAAATAACATGGAAGCTAAAATACTAATAAACATTACAGACAACAAGGTGACACTTGATGTTGAAGGAGAAAACACAGCATTAATAGCAGGCTTAGCTTCTGTATTACTATCAGAAGAGGGTAATGAATTTAGAGAATTACTTATATCAGCATTTGAATTAGCAGACAGTGAAGTTGAAAAACTAAAAAAATAATAGCCATGGATCCACTATATGACTATCTATTCCATTATAACCATTACCAAGGTTTATGGCATGCAATACCAAGAGCAAAATATTTAGACTATTGGACTAATGAGAATGTAGAAGGTGTATTAAAATCAAAAGAAATACATGTTCTAATTGATTTGATTAGTCGTGGTCAAGAGTTTATTGACACTATTAACTAATTTAGTTATGACAGTTATAGGTAAAATAATAAAACAACGATCCATAATGAATCAGAATGATTTTGATACATGGATATTAGAGAATTTAGACAATCTATTTGACGAAGAGAAACAAATGTTAACAGATGCTATGATGTACGCTTTTGATGAAGATGGACATACAGGCACATGGAAACATGATGTAATTAATAAATATTACAATAAAATTAAATAAGATGCCTCCAAAAAAAGTTAAAGACAAAGAAAAAAAGTACATAGCGTTGTATGAGAATACAGACGTATGGATAATAGGTACAAAACAAGACATTATTGATGACTTTAATAAGGAACCTGATGCATATTTATCTGCTGATGGTATGCTTGAAATTTATGAATTAGGTGAACCTATAAAGTTTGGATTTGTTAAACCAGAAATACTATTTTAACATGACAGGAGTAATAATAATTTGAATTGTTGCTATTGTAGCAATATTAGGTGTTATAGATGTATTAAGACAAACTAAAAACAAATAACATGGAAGAACAATTACAAAAACAAGAAGTTGGTATACCAGTAGAATATGAACCAAGTAAAAAAGAATTATTAAAACAGAATTCAATTAGGATAGTCTTTTGTTCAAGAGGCTGTTTAATTGATATTGGGTGCAAATCAATTCCTTTTGAAACAATAGAAGCAGCAATGGAGGCATTAAATAAATACATTAATGACCCTTGGAATGAACAAAAGAAGTGGGAAAAAATCTTAAATTAAAGACAAATAACATGGAGTCAGTTTTAGTAGGAGCTCTAATATCTGTTATAGTGGCAACACCTATATCTATATTATGGGTGCACTTAATTACCAAACAAAAAGAGTACGAAGATGAACATACTGATTTATGACATAGAGACTATGCAGGAGCTGTTTCTAATAGGTATATACAATCCTGATACACAACAGTGGTATGAATTCCAGGTGAGTAGAAATATTAACCAATTAGATGCATTTCACAGGTTTACAGAGGAGCACGCTGATTACTATTGGGTTGGGTATAACAATCTACGCTTTGATAGTCAGGTGGTTGAGTGGGTATTACGTAATCATGGTGACTGGTATGATCTAAGTGCATTAGAAGTGTGTGCTAAAATAGCACAGAAAGCTGCTGATGTGATACATGATGCTAACTATGATGTATTTCCTGAGTATAGAGAAGAATGGCTCACCCTCAAACAGATAGACCTATTCAGAGTGAATCACTATGATAATAAGAACAGACGTGTATCACTAAAAAGGTTAGAGTTTGAGATGGATCTTCCAAACATTGAAGAGATGCCTATTCATCATACTAAAACTGATATGACTGATGAGGAGATACAGCTCACTGTTGACTATTGTCGTAATGATATATATGCTACATATGAATTCTATTTGGTAACTATTGGTCAAACAGACCATCCTTTATACAAGGGTAATAATCAAATAGAGCTCAGACAGGATATATACAACGAGTTTGGTATTCCTTGCTTAAACTATTCTGACAGTAAGATAGGTGATGAGATGATTAAGAAGTATTACTGTCAAGAGAAGAACATATCCTATGGTGATTTACCAAAGAAGGGATATTTTAGAAAGCAAGTGAGAGCCAAAGATTGTATTGCTCACTATGTGGATTTCCAGACACCAGAGCTACAAGCATTCTTAAAACATGTAAAGAAGCAGATATTCACACTCACTGATGATTTTAAAGAGTCATTGGTATTTATGGATAACACTTACACATTTGCCAAGGGTGGGTTACATACAGAGAACAAGCCTAAGATATTTGAAGCTGATGAAGATAACATCATAGTTGACTGGGATGTTAGTTCATACTATCCAGCTATCATCATTAACAATGGTAAATATCCACAACATTTGGGTAAAGAGTTTCTTAGAGGATACAAACAGATGTTTGAGAAGAGACTAGAACTTAAACCCTTGGCTAAGAAGGATAAGAAGATAGCTGGTATTGTTGGAGCATTAAAGCTTGCAGTTAACTCTGTATATGGTAAAAGCTCTGATATGCTATCCTGGCTTTATGATAGACAACTAACTATGTTCACCACTATTACAGGTGAGCTGAGCTTACTAATGCTTATTGAGGCATATGAATTAGCTGGCATACGTGTAATATCTGCTAATACAGACGGAGTGACAATACTTGTAAAAAATGCAAGTTTTGATACTATGACTGCTATTAATAAGTGGTGGATGGATGTAACTCAGTATGAGCTAGAACGCACTGATTATCAGAAGATTATATTCTCAACAGTAAATGACTATTTAGCAATTAAAACCAATGGAGAAATTAAAAAGAAAGGTGACTTCCTCACTGACTTTGAGTTACACAAAAATAAGTCAGCTAGGATTGTACCTATTGCTCTCGAGCATTATTTTGTTAATGATATCCCTGTGGCTGATACCATTCATAATCATACAAACATATATGATTTTTGTCTCAGGCAGAAAGCGAGCAAAGATTTCCATTATGAAGGAGTAGCCAATGGTAAGAAAACAGTGTACAATAAGCTAATCAGGTATTATGTGTCTAATAAGGGTGAGAAGCTGTTAAAGGTTAAGAACCCTGAATGTCAATCTAATGCTGCTGATGTTAGTCAAGTGGAAGCAGGTGAATGGGTGATGCATGTATGTAATCATCTACAACCAGATCATCCTCTGGATAACATTAATTATGCTTATTACATAGAACGTGCTGAACGTATTATCAGCAAAATACAGTTAGAAGGTAAAAAGAGAAAGATGACAATCAATCCTAATCAATTAAGTTTATTCTAATGGGAAAATCACAATTTAAAATAGCAGCAGATCTAGTAGTAGAAGACTGCAAAGAGAATGGATATACATATCCTTCAGCATCAAATTACTATTGTGCTTATGTAAAATTCTTTATAGAGATTAATAGTAATTTTGATATAGACAAATTCGATGATTACATAATAAAAAGAATCTAACATGATACAAGCACAATCACTCGAAGGCAGACAATTTTATATTGATGCATGGGGAATGACTATGACCAGCAGAAGAGCATATGAACCAGAACTAAAACAAGTAGTAGAAGACAATGGTCCTACATGCATTATTGCTGAGGTTAAAGGTGGTAAACCTGTGGAACATTCTAGACAAGAATGGTCTAGAGAATCAATAGAGAACCAATTAAAGAGTTTTCCTGCATATAGACATATTAACGGATATCAATTAACATTATAATGGCAAAGATTAATAGAGAAAATATTTCAGAGCACTTGCTTGATTATCAATTAGATATGATTGGTAAATCAATGCAAGAGGCTTATATGACAAGAGAATGGTACAATAAATGGACCTTGACACAAGAGCAACACGATCAGTTCAAAACTTATGCATTACCACTATTAAAGAAGGTGTTTAAATGCAGTAAGTCAAAAGCTGAAAGCATATTTGACTTTTTTGATTTACAATTTGGATTACGTATAAAGGGATAGTTATGTCTGAACAAAAATATATAATAAGACCTGTACATTTAAAACAACCGTATTCCCTTAATAATAGAACAGTTAACTGGTGGATATTTACTATGATTCCTAAGAAAAAGAAACATAGTGGTCCGTTTTATTCTAAGTGGGATGCACAACAAGAATTATATCAAATTTTAAACAGATAATCATGTTAGGTCTATCAAGAGATTATAAAGATATGATTGAGGATAAATATATAGAAAACAAAGGCATATTTACAATTGAAATCAATAAACTACAAGACGAACTTAAACAACCATTAAAAGCCATACAGGTTTTAGAAAAGATGGATGTTCTTTCGTGTTATAAGAAAGTTATTGAGATGAAAGTTTGTTTTTTAGAAGTAAAATGTTCTAAATATCCTGATAACGTATATGTAAATGCTAGAACTGCTATACATAAAGGAAAATACAACAGAGTGTGGGTTAATTATTATGTAGGTAAAAAAGAGGATGTTACAGACAATTTAAGAGAAGCTGCTAAAATAGAGCTAGCAAAAAAAGCAATTAAAAAATTATTAAAATAATCAATTATGGGAGCAAGTTGGTTTCAACAAACGGGATATGGTAAAACATTAAACGATGCATACAATAGTGCTTGTGAAGAAGCAGAAGTAGAGTATGGACATCAGGAAGGATATAATGGTACAATCAGCACTACACATAGTGTTAGAGACATTACAGAGGAGTATAAGAGAAGTAAACTAGACTTAGAACCATTTGTACGTTCTAAGGTGGAAATATTAAACAAAAGAGACTGTTGTTCGATTTGCTTACAAGAGCCTGTTGGAAATAAGAACAAAACCAAATCTCAGGTGGAGCACCTTGTTACACCAGGTACAAAGAAATGGGTGCTTAAATATGTAGTGTACGATTCACATAATGATAGAATGATAGCTTCTTGTAATACAAAAGGTGAAGCTGTTACTAAAGCTAGAGCTTATACAGAGAAAACTACAACTCCTACAAATATATGTATGGAGAAGAGCCTTGAGAAAGGTAATAGAACAGTAGCTAAGATTACATACAAGAAAGCACCAACAGAAAGACCAGGTAAATGGATGTTCTTTGGTTGGGCTGCTGAATAAAACAATAAATATGAAAAAAGAATTTCTACCGTATCAAGAAGCGTTAGAACTTAAAGAACTAGGCTTTAATGAGAAGTGTGCTGCACATTATTTAGATGTAGATGATTTAGAGTTAAAATGGCTCATATATAGAAATCTTTCTATTGATACTAATAAGTGTATACAAGCACCTTTATTTCAACAAGCATTTAGATTTTTCAGAGAGAAGTATGAACTAACTAGTTGGGTATATAATAGCGATAAAGATAATTATTTTTATAGTATATTGCAAAATGGTAGAATCATAAAAGCCCATAAAGATTTTATGGCTTATGAAGAAGCAGAACTTGCTTGTCTTAAGAACCTAATTGAAATGGTCAAAAACAAATAACCTATGGCAACATCAACATGCTGTGGAGCACAAACCACAATGCCTGAAATAGGTATATGCCCAGATTGCTTAGAACATTGTGATTGGGAAGAAGAAGAATCATATAAAACTAATTAATTATGTCAGATATATCAGCATGCAATGGTGGTAGTTGTCCATTAAGACTACACTGCCACAGATACACTTGCCCTAAAGAAGAATTAGGACAATCTTATTTTCAAGACCCTCCATATGAAATGAGCATGATAACAAGTGAGCTATTTAACTCAGTTGGTGTTATGACATTCACATGCCCTTTCTTTTGGAACAATAAAGACTTTAAAGATGAAAGACCAAAGCTTGAAAATTAACGAAGATTTCGAGAGGGAATTTCTTAAAGATTTAGTATATTTGCAAGAAGAGAGCTATGAGCTTGATAAACAAATCCAGAAGGAGTTAAACAAGTTTAGAGAGCCAGCAGCTATATTTATTGTGGATACAGATAAAATCTTAGAGAGAGATGAAGTTAGACATAACGTACTTCCATTTTGAGGAACTACTTAAAAGAGGATACAATCTAGATGTTGTATTCCTATTAAAGCTTATAGAAGAGAATTATGATGTTCGTGCATTACGAACTGATAACATTAAGATAGAAGCTCTTTATCAGACGTTAGTTAGGAAAGGATTGATAACAGAAAAGGGACTAACGCTCACAGGTAAAGAGCTTCTAAAATTTATTAACATCAAAGAACCAACTGTTAGAATACAGAAGAAGGTTGACATCACATCAGAGTTTGAAGAGTGGTGGAAAGCTTTTCCAGGTACAGATTCATTTACACACAAAGGGAAGAAGTTCTCAGGTGGTAGAACATTGAAAAGGACCAAGGAAGACTGTCAGTTGAAGTTTGATAAGATATTAGAGGAAGGAGAATATACAGCAAAAGACCTGATAGATTCATTGAATCTAGATGTGTTACAAAAGAAAGAGAATTCTGTAAAGACAGGGACTAACAGGCTAACATACATGCAAAATAGTCTCACTTATTTAAACCAGCGTTCTTTTGAACCCTTTATAGACCTATTAAAAGAGGGCTATAATGTGGAAGATAAAGCACCTACAAATGGAGGTACAGATATATGAAAAATGAAATTTTGGTATGTAAAGAATGTGGATCAGCAGATTCTATTCAAATAAAAGTTTGGCAGTATGTAAACTCTGGTGAGTTTGCAGCTGACTGTATAGAGGACAGAAATAATGCATGGTGTGAAGATTGCGAAGAACACGTTGAGTTTATAGCAAAAGAAGAATATGAAAAAAAGTAATCTATGAGTTTTGAAGACTTAAAAAAACAGGTACAGGCAGGCTTAGAGGGTAGGAATGGTGGTATACCTATGGGGTTTGATAGACTTAATAGATATATTGGTATTAGAAAGTCCATATATACGCTTATAGGTGGTCTCACAGGTTCTGGTAAGACTAGCTTTATTGATGATGCATACGTGCTTAATCCATTTGATTGGTATATAAGCAAAGAGAATAAAACAAACATCAAGCTAAGGATTATATACAGATCCATGGAGAGAAGCAGAACCTATAAGATGGCTAAATGGGTAGGTAGAAGAATATTCATCGATCATGGTATAACTATCACAGTTAATAAACTGTTGGGCTGGAATGATAGAATGACCAAAGATGAGCATGATCTATTTCTAATGTATGAAGACTATATAGGAGAAATGAGCGAAGTGATTACAATTATTGATGGTCCAGAGAATGCTGTTGGTATTGCCAAAGAGTTAAAGGCACATGCTTTACAGAATGGAACTATTGAGCAGCTGGATGAATACAATAAGAAGTATGTCCCCACAAATGAGAATGAAATCACTATGGTTGTTATCGATCATATAGGTTTATTAAAAACTACACAAGCCCAGCCTACAAAGAAAGATGCTATTGATAAGATGAGTGATGAGCTCAGATATGCTAGAGACTTCTATGGATATAGTCCTGTTGTTGTTAGTCAGTTCAATAGGAGCATTTCTAACATGGCAAGATTAAAGAGTGGTGATGTAGAACCACAACTAGAAGACTTTGCAGAGAGTTCAAGCACGCAGAATGATGCTGATGTTGTACTAGGATTGTTTGACCCAATGAGATATAAAGTGGCTGATCCATCAGGCTATGAATTAGATAAGCTAAAAGATGGATATGGTGCCAAGTATTTTAGATCTCTCAGGCTAATTAAGAATAGCTATGGTGAAGATGATGTTAGAATAGGCTTAGGCTTCTTAGGAAGCATTGGTATGTTCAAAGAACTGCCTAGAGTGAGAGACATTACAGAAGCGGATTATACAGCAGTCGTGAATAAATCATTTTTCCTAAACAAATAAACATGAGTATAAAAACAAAAGTATATAACACGCTACCAAGTAAAAAAGACCATTGGTGGCAGGTTGTAGTATTGCCTACAGTTAGTATTATGAACAACATACAGAAATATGATCCATACGTGGCTATCAATTTTGAATGGTTATTTTGGTCATTTACTACAATTATAAGCTATGGCAAAAAAGGAAATCTCTTTACGAGATAAGAGGCAACAGGAGTTTGCTGAGGTGTTCCTAAAACATGGAAAGTTTGGTATTCTAAACTTATGTCCTAGATTTGGGAAGATCTATACAACTATCAACATATTAGAGAAACTAGACAAAGATATCAACATCCTGATAGCCTATCCAGATCTTAAGATTAAAGAGGCTTGGGAAGCTGATTTCAAGACTAGAAAATACAAGAATCCCTACATAACGTACACTACACACTTATCTATTAAAAAGCACACAGGGGGTGTATTTGACCTAGTAATACTAGATGAGATACATTTGCTGTCAGAAGCACAAATAGAGGCTGTAAAGGAGCTAAAATGCGTAAGTGTGCTTGGTCTTACAGGAACATTAGCTAGTAATACAGAAAGGACCCTCAATGAGGAGCTTGGACTGAATGTATTAGCTACCTATCCAATAGAACAAGCTATTGCAGAAGGTGTTATTACAGACTATGAAATCACTGTGATAAAAGTGTCTTTGGATGATAAGCGTATTAACGATTATAAAGGGAAGAAGCGTACAGAGAAGAAACAATTTGATAGCTATGCATGGGTGATTGATCAGCTAGAAAGACAAGGAAAAGCAACAATGTTCCTACGTCTAGCTAGAATGAGAATCATACAGAACAGTGTAGCTAAAATGGAGAAGACAAGAGAAATCTTAGCTAAATACAAGCAAGATAGAATCTTGGTATTTTGTGGTGTTACTAAAATAGCTGACACACTTGGTATTCCTTCCTATCACAGTAAATCTACGGAGAAAGAAATCTTTACAGATTTTGCTGCAGGTAAGGGAAATCATTTGGCTGTTGTTAAGATAGGTAACACAGGTGTAACTTACAAACCACTTAACAAGGTGATTATCAATTACTTTGATAGTAATGCAGAAAACCTTGCTCAGAAGATTAATAGATGTATGGCTATGGAATACAACACTCCAGACAAGAAAGCCCATATATACATCATATCTTCTAATGAGGAAGTGGAATTAAAATGGCTCAAGAAAGCTCTTGAGTTCTTTGACAAATCAAAAATTAAGTATCTATGAATTTAGAATTATTAGAAGAAACCACTCCAGGAAGCGGTACAATGTATGTAGTTAGATTAGATGGTTCAGCTGTTAAATGGTTTGCTCACAAAGCTGATGCAGATAAGTATTATGAAGAAATTGTTGCTAATCCAGATTTATTAAAACCTCAAAAAAATATTTTGAAATCTCAGGAAATTACCTTATCTTTGGAGCAAACAAATAACTAAATATTAAACATGGCAAGCAAATTAATTGGTATTGTTGGTCCAACAGGGACTGGCAAGTCAACATCAGTGAAACATTTAGACCACAAAGAAACATTCATCATTAACGTAGCAAAGAAAGAGCTTCCATTCAAAGGAGCAGAAAAGCTATACAATGCTGAGAACAAGAATTACAAAGAGATGGATGATGCCATCGCTATCGTTCAACAGTTAGTGAAGATATCAGAAGGGCAACCACACATCAAGAACGTTATTATTGAAGACTCTAATTACATTATGGGTTTCAATATTGTATCAAAAGCTGACCAAGTGGGCTTTACCAAATTTAGCTTAATGGCTAAGGACATGGTAGAACTATTTAGAACAGCAAGAAAGTTAAGAAATGATCTTAAAGTGTTCTACTTTACACACCCAGAGACTATTGAAGACTCAGGTGAGATTGTAGGATACAAGATTAAGACAGCAGGTAAGTTAATTGACAACCAAATTGTATTGGAAGGATTATTAACCATCTGTTTATATACACACGTGGAAGAGTCAAAAGATGGCACAGCCACATATAATTTTGTAACTAACAGATTCAAGAAGTATCCAGCAAAGAGTCCAGATGGTATGTTTGCTGACATCAAGATTCCAAATAACTTACAGCTTGTAGTAGACACAATTGACGAATATTATAAATAACAATTAAAACTAGAAAAACAATGTCAGGAATCGGTGGAAACAAAAGACAGCAATCAAGTGGAGAATCAAACTTCTCAAAGAAGGTAGGTTTATTTGAAGCTAATGTGATTGCAATTAACCCAACAATTGAAGAGTTCAAAGACAAATTAGGTATTGAACTTAAAGAAGACAGCAAAGCAGCTGACTATTTGGGAACAAGTCAAGATGGTAACAAAACACTACGTGTGGACATCTGGCTTGAAGAAGTTAAGAGTAAGGATAAGTTTAAAGCTGTATTCTTCCTTGAGAACAAAGAAAGAGAAAACAAAGATGGTACTAAGAAGCAATATATCAACTCTGTTGGTAGTTGTTCTTGGGCTGATGATGAAAACAATCTCCCTAAATGGTTTACAGAGCGTGAAGTTCGTGTAGCTTATATGGGTGAAGAAGACCTTTACAATTTCATGCGTACATGGTTAGGTAATTTAGATTATCGTGATGCTGAAACCACTCTACAATTAGACTGGAGCAAGCTTATGAAGGGTAATGTTAAAGACCTAAGAGACCAAATCAATGGTGAATGGTGTACAAGTGTTGTTGCTTTAGCTACAGTGAAGACTGTTGAGAAAGATGGTGACATTAAAGAATATCAGGGTGTATATAACAAAGGATTCCTACCTGCTTATACATTGAAGCAATTTAGACTAGTAGATTTCAGTAGCTCTACAATCCTTAAAGGATTACGTGAGAAGAAATCTAAAGATCTAAAGCCTCATGAGCGTTTTGTGTTAAACATTACAGGTGAGTATGGATGTAAAGAATTCTATACATTTAGAGACTTAGCAGAGTATAACGCGGATGATAATCTTGTAGCCTCTGATAAGGTGCTAGAAGAAGATGATAGCGACTTTTAATTTTGTCCCCTCCCCCTATAAAAGCCCCTCATCTGTAAAAAGGTGGGGGGTTTTAACTTTATATATATGATAAACGGAAAAAGAAGAACAAAGCTTACACCAGAGTCCGTACTAGATAAGATAACTGATTATGATATATTTAGGTTCTATATGCCTGATAAGACATGGAAGCT